TTCAAATCCCGCCACCCCGACAGCTAGGTAGGGCCACTGAGGCCGTTTCCCCAGGTGGGAGACGGCCTCAGTGGTTTTCTCCTTCGGGAGCCCTCCTTGCTATGCGTGGCTCTCCGTGGGGCAGCGTGGGGCAGCGTGCCCCAGACTTGCCCCAGATCCGCCCCGGGGCGCCCCAGCCTGATCGGCCGTCACGTCACTCCGGACCACCGATTCCTCCGGGCACGTAGCGGAGCCGACGCTTGATCATGCGCACCCGCCGGTCCTCTTCCTGGTCGAGGACGCAGCTTCCGCACATGGCCAACGGAACCAGCCCGGAATCCTCATCGCCTCGGCAGCCGATAACGGCGACGGAGCGATTCGCCCTCTGGCACATGAAGCACGTGCCCGCGCTCCACTCGTAGCGACCAAGGATCGCCGGCGGAGCGATGGCGTAGCTCTCGTCCCAGGACATCTCCGCGTTGGAGAGCCAGCACGGCTCCGGCTCTCCAACGCGCTCCTCGGACTCTCTGGACTGAGGCCGCGATTCCGTCTGGCCGGACGCGCTTCTCATGGATCCTCCGAATCGTGGCCACGAGTCGCACCCGGCGCATCGGCCGTCGGACGTACACGTGCAACCGCCCTGTCTAACCCCATCCCGGATCGATCACGGCGGACACTCCTGTCGCGCCGAGCCCGCACGTCACCAGTGCGTGTCTGCGAGGGGCACAGACGCCGCTTCCTCGGTGCCGGCCGTATCGACGACCGCCCAGTGCGTGTCTTCAGCAACGGCCGTCGTAGCGGTGGAGTGGCCGAAACCGACCAGGGTGAAGGCGGCTGCGATGCCGGCCAGGAGAGAGGCGACGACTTTCGACCTGACGTTCCTGCGCATGTGGGACCTCCCGTCGTGGCCAGGGTGATCCTGTTGCCCCTGGCCGCTTTGCTCTACGGAACGTAAAGTTCACTGTGCAACTAGTGCGCATTCAAGCCATCGCCCGGTAGGCATTTGCTTCACAAGCAAATGCCTACCGGAGGATTGGGGGGAAAGATGAGCGAACCGGACCGCGAGCATGGAGCTGAAGCGCTGTCAGACGCGGCGCTCCAGCTCTACGCTTCTCTCGCCGAGGCAGAACAGGAGATCCCTGAATCTCAGCGAGCCGCGCTCCAGGAGCTACTCAGTTACGGTCTCGCGCGTCCGGGGTATTTCCTCCCGAACACATGGGTGGCGGTTCCGCCGTGGGATGCAGAGGCCGACCTCCTCGCGGCCGAACAGGCTCGCATGGCGTCTTCCCTCGCACGCCTCAGGGAAGTGCCCCGGGCCATGGTGAAGGCCGCTCAGGCGTACGCAGCCAGCGGGCTGCACATCAGCGGGCGCAGCTACATCATCGAGAGTCGTGAGAAGGTCAACAGCGAGATCGATGCCGCCCTCAATAACGCCCAGTCGGAAATCACCACAGCCCAACCCGGCAGTCGCAGCCGTACCGCAATGTCGGTCGCCACACCGCGGGACCGCGAGTTGCTCCGCCGCGGCATCTCGCTGCGCACTCTGTACCACCCGAGCAGTCGCACAAATGCCTTCGTGCAGGAGTACGTGGAGGCAGTGACGGAACTCGGAGGCGAGGTTAGAACCCTGGGTCTTCAATTTCCCAGAATGATCCTGGTCGACAATTCAGCGGCTTTTATCACCTTGGAGTTGCCGGGAGCGCCGGAGCACGCAGCCTTGCACACAACTGACCCAGCTCACATCGCGTGGATGCGCAACGCTGTCTTCGACGCCTTCTGGCCGCTCGGCGAAGTGTGGGATCCGGCAGCTCAAGCGCCCGCAGCGGCAGCCGACGAGATCAAAGCGACCGTCCTCAAGCTCCTGCTGGACGGGCACACGCAGCGAGCCATCGAGCCGAAGGTGGGGTTGAGCCGATCCGGTCTGGACCGGGTCATCTCCGACATTAAGGCGGACTACGGAGCAAAAAGTCTTTTCCAGCTCGGGGCACGCTACCGGGAATCAGAGCTATGCCGACCGGAACCCGACGAGTAGCCCGCCGGGACTTCACTCACCCTTGAAGATCCAATAAGGCTGAATATTTTCAGCCGACACATAAGCGCTTCGTATCCAGGGTCGATCGGGTGCGTACCGTGCCTGATGACAACTCCTGGATCACCAACTACCTCACGGCCGTGGGCGACCGGGTGCGTACAGAGAGGCTTCGGCAGAATTTGACCCAGGAGCGCGTCTACCTCGCGGCAGGTATCGATCGCCGAACACTTCAGGCGATCGAAGCAGGGCAGGGCAACCCGACCGCAGTGACGCTCCTGCGGATCGCGTACGTCCTGGATACTCCGCTTAGCGAGTTGGTCGCGGAACCACAGGGGCCCGCCGCCGAGGCCACGGAGGCTCTCGACGGCGGGCCTGCCGCCCTTGGAGCGGGGCATCGATCAGGGACTGCCGATCAGGAGTAGCGGTCTGAGGGCCGGCTGACCGATCTTCGGGGGTGCTCCACGGACGGCTTGGTCGGGCGGGTCACGGCTGGGGTTGGTCGCTGTAGGTGCGGGCCTGTGTTTTCCACATGGCCGCGTACTCGCCGTCGTTGGCCAGGAGTGAGTCGTGGGTGCCTTCTTCGAGGAGGCGTCCGCCGTCGAGGACGATGATGCGGTCGGCGGCGCGGGTGGAGCCGAGGCGGTGGGTGATCAGGATGACGGTGCGGTCGGTGCTGAGGGCTCGGATGCGGTCGTAGACGGCTTCTTCTGCGCGGGGGTCGAGGGCGGAGGTGGGTTCGTCGCAGATGAGGAGCGGGGCGTCGGCGCGGTAGAAGGCGCGGGCGCCGGCGATGCGCTGCCATTGGCCGCCGGAGAGGTCGCGGCCTCCCCAGTGGGAGGGGGCGAGGTTGGTGTCGAGGCCGTCGGGGAGGCGGGCGAGGACGTCGTCGGCGCCGGATGCTTTCGCGGCGGCGTGGACGGCCTGGTCGTCGCCGTCGTCCTGGCCGAGGGTGATGTTCTCGCGGGCGGTGACCTGCCAGCGGGCGATGTCCTGCGGGAGCATCGCGAGGCGTGACCACACCTGTTCGGGGTCGGCGGTGGCGAGGTCCGTCCCGTCCCAGGTGACGGTGCCGTTGGTGGGGGTGTAGAGGCCGGCGAGGAGTTTGGCGAGGGTCGACTTGCCCGAACCGTTCGCGCCGACGATCGCCAGCACTTCGCCGCGCCGGACGGTGACGCTGACGCCTTCCAGGGCGGGCAGTTCACTGCCGGGGTAGTGATAGGTGATGTTGTCGGCGCGGATGACGGACGGGTCGGCCGGGACCGGCACGGGTTCGGCGGGAGGAAGGGCGCGCTGCTCGGCGTCGGTGAGGAAGGTCTGCCAGTCACCGAGGTACAGGCCGGTCTTATAGGTGGTGTTGATGCCGGTGACCAGCCCGGTCAGCAGGATGCGGCTGGTCTGGACGGCGATGACGGCGGTCCCGGCGGCGGCCAGAGGGATGCGTCCGGCGGTCACCAGCCACAGCAGGGCCGCGTACACCAGGAGGGTCGCGATGCCGGCGAGGGCGTCGCCGAGGAGCTGGTAGCGGGCGGTGGTGCGTCCGACCCTGGCGGCGTGGTCCTCCAGGCGCCGGGTGACGGTGGCGAACTGGTTCAGCAGCCAGGTGCGCATGGTGTTCGCGCGGACGTCGAGGGCGGTGGGGCGGCCGGAGGTGTTGTAGATCAGGGTGTGGCGCAGGCGGCGGTCGGCCAGGGTGTGCCGTTCGGCGAGGTGGGCGGCGCGGGCGGCGCGTACGGCGGCGGCGCCGCGCGGGAGGACGGCGAGGAGCAGCAGGGGCAGCAGCAGCGGGTCGAGGCCGGTGAGGATGCCGGCCGAGGCGAGGATGCCCAGCAGGGCGGCGGCGACCGAGGTGAGGGCGTCGATCATCAGGTGGGCGTCTTTGGAGGCGCGGTTTGCGGCCTCGCTGTGGTCGCACCAGGCGGGGTCGTCGTAGGAGGCGAGCGGGACGCGGGTGGCGGCGCCCAGGAACGCGAGTTCGGCACGGGAGTCGACGCGCGGGCCGATCCGCGCGGTGGTCGCCACGGTGGCCGCGCTGATCAGTGAGCGGGCCATTGCGGCGCCGGTGATGACGGCGAGGGAGGGCAGGGCCTGCTGGAGCCGGTCGGCCGTGGCTCCGGGGGCGAACAGGGGGGTGAGGGCGCCCCGGGTGGCGTACAGGCCCACGGCGGTCAGCGCGCCGGCGGCGATCTGGAGGACGGCCAGACGGTACAGGGCGGTGCGGTCCGCAGCCCACGCGAGGCGCAGCGCGGTCGCGGCGAGGGAGGGCAGGCGGCGGGCGATGGTGAGGAAGGTGTCGTCGAGGGCTGCGTCGTGGCGTTCCGCGCTCACCGTGTACTGCGGGATCACCTCGTCCTGGCCGTCCGTCCGTCGGCGCGACCGGGGGAGGAGGCCGCGCCGACGGCTGGGCGTGGAGGACGGGGTGCGGGGGCCGCTGCGCGGCTGAGTGTCTGTCACACCTCCTGCAACCGTTCACCCGTACGGGTGGATACGGTGGCGAAGGGTGGCGAATATCAGTGCGAGTGTTCCACCTCAAGAGCGGTCACGTACGGCCACACTCGGTCGGGTTCGTCCTGTCCGATGATGTGGCCTGCGGCTTCGATCCACGCGTGCGCGCCGTGCGGGTCGAACCGGGCCCCGACGACCCAGCGGACCCGGCGGCCGGTGAGGGCGGCGGTGAGGTGAGCGGCGAGGGATTCCTCCAGGCAGGCGGCTCGGCCCGGCCACCAGCGGGCGGCCCGGCGGACGGCGGCCAGCGCCCGTTCGGCGTCCTCGGCGGACGCGGTCCGGCCGGGCAGGCGGGTGGCGGCGCGGGCGGCGGTGATCGCGAACCGGACGGGCAGGCACCGCAGCACGAGGAGCGCGCCGGCCAGTGCGAGGTGCCCGGCCGCCAGGTCGAGGAGGCTGACGGGTGCGGCCGTGGCGAAGCGCACGCCGGGAGCGGGCCGGGGGGCGGGGCGGGCGGCGGGGCGCAGGAGGCCGGTGCGGTCCAGGTCGGCGGCGAGGGCGGTGAGATCGGCGCGCACTTGCTGGGGGTCGGCGCCCTCGGCCTGCCAGCGGGCGGTGAGCTGGTCGACCGCGTCGGCCGGCGAGGCGCCGTCGGCGACGGCCACCCACAGCCGGGCGCCGACCGGGTCGAGGAATCGCCACTGGCCCCGTCCCCGGCGGGTGTCCATCAGGGCGATGCCCTGCGGGGCGAGCGCGGCGTACAGATCGGCGGAGGTCATCGTGCCGCCTCCTGCTCTGTCGCCGGGGCCGGGGTGTTCTGCCACCAGGTCTCGCGGGTGGTGGGCAGGGAGGCGAGCCACAGCTCGGTGACGATCAGCGCGTGCAGGCCGGCCAGCGGGGCGGGTTCCCCGCGCGCCGTGCCGTTCAGCGCGGCCAGTGCCTTTGCGGGGTCGAGGAATCCGGCGTGGGCGAGCTGCGACGTCTCCAGGATGCGGCGCAGGACGGGGGCGTTGGCCCGCAGTCCGGCGTAGACGGAGCCGGTGAACGGTGTTTTCGTCCGTCGCTCCAGCAGGTACGCCGGGACGGCCCCGGTGAAGGCGGCGCGGGCCAGTGGTTTGAGGTCGCCGGGCCGGTGGCGTTCCCAGCCGGGGACCGCGTGGCCGGCGTCGATGACGCCGTTGTCGAGGAACGGGGCGTGGAGGGGGACGCTCCACAGTTGGCGGGCGATGGCGTCGTACGTGGCGTGTCCGTCGCCCATCAGCTCCAGGGCGAGTCGTTCGTGCACCTGCCCGGGGGCGACGTCGGGGTCGGCCGTCTCGGCGCGGTCAGCGACCAAGTCCGCGACCGCCGCGCGCCCCGCCCGGGTGAGCCACGGCGCCGACGCCGTCGTCCCGCACCAGGTCAGCATCTCCCTCGCCTGCGGCGCCCCTGCCGGACGGTCCAAGGGCTGCGGTCCGTCCAGCGTGTCCGCGAGCATCCGCAGGGCCTGCGGATGGCTGGTGGCCTCGGTGCGCCGGGCCTGGCGCAGGAGGGGGTGGACGGCGGTGCGGCGGGCGCGGGCGAGCGCCAGGACGCGGCGGACGGCGTCGAGGCGGTGCCCGGCCCGGTACTGGTCGATGAGCATCGCCGGTACGGCGTCCAGGACGTCGTCGCCGCCGCGCCCGGTCAGGTGCGCGGACGTCCCGTACGCGGCGGCCGGAGCGAGCTGCAACGCCTTGACTGCGAGCAGCCCGAGGGTGAAGGAAGGGGTGTCGGTGAACGGGAGCCTGGCCGGGTTGTCGAGGCCGTCGAAGTGGCCGACGCCGTCGCGGGTGCCGTGCACCCACGTGTGCGTGACCGACGCATGGGCGGCGGCGATCCGCCCGGCGTACAGGACGTCGTCCTGCTCGCCCATGCGGTCGTCGGTGTAGGTCACGGCCAGCAGGGGCCCGTGTGCGGCGGTCAGGCTGGTGACGGTGGAACTGTCGATCCCCCCGGACAGATCCGAGGAGACCCGGCCCGCCCCCGCCGTACGCCGGCCGACCGCCACGGTCAGCGCCTCCCGCACGGCGGCGGCTCCCTCCTCGAAGGACAGTTCCGCCACCGGGTGCGGCACCGGCACGGTCCGCACCGGGCGGCCGTCCTCCAGGACCAGGGCGTGTCCGGGCAGAACCCGCTGCACCCCGGTGAAGTGACTGGTGCTGCCGCGGACGTCGACACCGCGCACGGTGAACGCGGCCAGCAGGACCGCCGGGTCCGGGGCCGTCCCCGCGTACGCCGCGAGCGGCGCCGCCGCCGTCGCCCACCACACCCGCTCCCCCTCCTGGCACCAGTACACCGTCACCGTCCCGGCCCGGTCCCCGCAGACCCGCACCGTACGGCCGGTACGGACCACACTCAGGTAGGAGCCCGCCAGCCGCGTCGCCCGCGCCCACTCACCCCGCCCCGCTGCCGCGACGGCGGCACCGAACTCGCCGTCGGTGCCCAGACAGCAGCCGACCGTCAGCAGCCCGGCCGTGCCGTCCGCCGCTCCGAGCACCCGGACCTCTTCCGTGCCGTATCCGGCCGTCCAGATCCGCGACGCGTCCTCGTCGTACACACATCGCCCCTCCCGGGGCCAACTGGCGGCCCCGGACCCAGCGCCGCCCGGCCCGGAACGGAACACCCCGGCCGTGAACCTCATGGTCCCCACCTCGTTTCCCTCGTCGTGTAGCTCGGCTGTTCACACACGAGCGCCCGGGACGAAGCGCGGCCATCGGCCGGAGTCCCGGGCGCTCATTCAGCGGTGCACGCCCCTGTCAGGGCACCCTGTTACGTCCAGTACTGGGTGTCGTCCGCCTTGTCGTTCCCGGCGGAGCCGAGGGTGGCGCCGGTGACCGTGCCCAGCTCGCTCACGGCCGGCGTGACGTAGGGGACGGTCTCGAACTCGATCTGCTTGTCCATGACTACCTCTCTTTACGAGTCGGTCGGATGTCCCCCTGGGCGGGCGGGAGCGGCGCAAGATCTCCCTCCCGCCTGAAAGGGGAAGGACCGAGCCCGCCGGATTCACGAGGGCTCCGGCGCGCTCTGCCCCCAGGAAACGGCCGAACTGCCCTACAAGGAAGGGGGGTTGGTGTTGCCTCGGTGCTGCTTCTCTCCGCCGGGCAGGTCGCCGCGGCCTCAACTCCGCCTTGAGTCCGCTACGTTCGCTGAAAGCGACCGCGCACAGCGCCGTCCTACCCCGGGGGTGCAGCAGCCACATGCCCGTGATCATCAAACCGCCGAGGCACTTACTCGCCGCAGTGCGTGCGCATTACGGCTACACCCTGCGCACCTACGCCGTGGCCGTCGCCGAGCGAGCCGAGGCACTCGGCTACGTAGGCATGGCTTACCGGCGGGAAAAGGTTGCGCGGTGGGAAGCGGGAGTCGAGCCGGAGATGCCCGCACAGTTAGCCATGGCCGACCTGCACGGGGTCGACCCAGCCCAGGTGGCGGCGAGAGGATGGCCCAACTGGCTGCTCCTCGCATTGCCCGGACCCGACGTCCTGGCCCCGTTCACCCCGGAGGTCACGCTGTCCGCCCTCGATGACCTGGCCGCCGACCCCGCCCGCGCGAACAGCGCCGGCATCCCGCTCCTGCCACCGCTGGTCCTGGAGGCCCTCACCACCCACTGGACCGACCACGTCAAGGACACCATCGCCCGCGGCATCAGCGGCGGCTACGTCGGCGTCGAGGTCTCCACCGCCATCCACGCCCGCCTCACCGCCCTGTGGCACCTGGACGACTCCCTCGGCGGCACCCCCTGCACCACCAGCGCCCGCACCGACCTGCGGATGGTCACCAAGCTCCTGCGCCATGCCCGCCATACCGGGCAGCTCACCACCGATCTCCACTACCTCGCCGCCGAATACGCGCGCTTCCTCGGCTGGGCCGAGTTCGACGCCGGCGACACCCCCGCCGCCCAACGCGCCTGGCACGCCGCCCTGCGCGCCTCCGCCGAGACCGCCGACCCGGCACACGGCGCCTACCTGCTCTCCAATCTCGCGCTGGCCTGCGTCTACGACGGACAGGCCGGCACGGGCAGCGGTTTACTCACCACTGCCCGGGACATCGCCGGAACACGTACGACACCGCTGGTCGCCGCGATGATCGACACCTGGCGGGTCCGCGCGACCGCCGCGACCGGCGACGCCCGGCAAGCGGCTTTCCTCCTCGCCCAGGCGGAAACCGAGTACGAGCGCGCCCGCGCGGGGGACGACAACCCTGCCTGGGCGTACTGGATGTGCAGGCCCTCCCACATGGCCGAGACCGGGAAAGCCTTCCTCGACCTGAACGACCCCGCGACCGCCGAGGAACTGCTGACGGAAGGTCTGGCCGCGCTGGAGCCAGGCGCGATACGCGACCGCGTCCTCTACCTCACCTGGATCGCCACCGCACAGGCCCGCCGCCGCAACCTCGACGCCGCAGCCGAAACCGCGACCACAGCGATCGACACCGCCGGTCTCGTCGAATCCGGCCGCTGCACCAGCTTGCTGTCTGACCTCGCTGCCGAACTCCGCCCCCACCGCGAGGCGCGTCCAGTCAGCATGGTGCTCGATCGTTTAGGCCACGAACAGCGCTGACAGGCTCCTCCATCCGCTCTGGAGAAGACGAGAGCCCGCCGCCGGCACTCGGGGGATGCGCTCGGCGGCGGGCTTGGCCGCCCGTGGGGGATTCGGATGGGGCGGCCGTCGGAGTCCCGTTCGCAGCCCACCGGCCGAGAACAGGGGCTTACGGGGCGCGGGCCTGCCTTCGCGCGCTACATCATGCCGTGACGGTTGGGATCGATGCAGCCGCCTGTGGTCGTGCCACAGTGGAAGCACCCCTGGCCCTGGGGCTCGGACGGGGGCGGGGGCGGGGGCGGCGTTTCGTCGGCCATTGCGGTCCTTCGGTTGTAGGTGTGGTGGCCGCCCTCGTCGTGGAGATGACGCGGGCGGCCACCCTGGGCCGGTCCCGGCCTCATCAGGTCAGGCCGGGACCGGGGGGTGCGGGGTGCGACCCTGACCCTGCGGTCGCCATGGGGGTGCTGTCAGGACGGCGTCCGCGCCAGCACCAGGGCGAGGACGGGGGCGGTCACGACCACCACGTACACGAGCACGCCGGTGATCGACTTCATGCGGGGGCCCGTGCCGCTCGGGCCTCGATCTCCAGGCGGGCGAGGTCGATCGGCTCGACCTCGTGCAGCGAGATGACCGCGCGGGAGGCGTAGATCCAGCGCAGCCGTTTCTCGTCCTCGTACGACACCTCGACCAGATCGCCCGGGTCACTGATCAGGTCGAGGGTGTCCGGGTGGACGACGGCCCCGGCGACGCCCCAGGACGGGGTCCAGCCCACGAGAGCCCCGGTCCAGCCCCGGCGCAGGTGGGGGCACCGCTCGACGGACTGGAGGGCGCAACTCTCGTGCACGGGCGGCACGGTGACCGTCTCGCCCTCCTGGACGGGAGAGCGGTTGCCGCGGTCGGCGAAGACGAACAGGTGCCGTTCGTCCGCACGGGTGCTGACGGTCGTCGTCCCGCACACCTGGCACAGCATGTGCTCCATCGCCGCCCGCTGGCGCAGCGGATGCAGGCCCGCGAAGTCCGGCCTGCCACGCCCCCGCGCCAGCGACATCCGCACCCACAGGACTCCGCTGTGCCGGTCCGCGGGGTGCTCGTTCGCGTAGGCGAGCCGCTCCTCGGCGTCCTCGTTGACCTGCCGTGCAAACCGGACGGGCAGTGTCTGCTCATGGCTCCAGGGGGTTACCCAAGGCACTGGCATACCGCGCCAGGACAGCCGGGCGGGCTTCACGCGGGACCTCCAGAGGCGATCCACCAGACCAGGGCGACGACCAGGGTGGCCAGCACGATGACGTAGGCGGTACCGAGGGCCACGCGCTGGAAACGGGGCTCGCGGGGACGGGCATGTGTCGGCCTGGTCACCGTGCCTCCAGCGCGGCGGTGAGCTTCTCGCGGTGGTGGGCGAGCGCGCTGACCGAGAGCGCAAGGTCGCCGACCCGCTTCGACTCCCCCATCAGACCGGGAGCCTCGGGGCGGCCCATCCGCGTGCGGGCCGTCCTGACGGCGACGAGCGCGGTCTCCGCTTCGACATCGCCCGGCTCCAGGGCCCCGGCCATCCGCTCGACCTCCGGCACCAACTGGCCGAGGCAGGCGATGAACTGCTCACCGAACTCGGCCACCTCGTCGTGCCGCAGCAGGGTGCTCTGCGTGCAGTACCAGGTCGCGGCCACACAGATCGAAGCCAGCGACGGAGGCTCAGTGCCCGTCTCCCTGGGCGACTTCGTGATCGTGCCGCGCGGGCTCACGGCGTATGCCTGCGCGCTTGAGCCAGCGGGCGGGGGCGCTCCCTTAGGGGCGGTACTGTTCGCCATGTTGACGCTCCTTAATAGCGTTGGCCATGCCCCGGGGCCCTGCCAGGCCGCCGGGGTCTGTTGCCGGAGGTGGATCACAACGCGGCAGACGTCTGACGCCGATCCCGATCCCAGACGGTCACGACGAAGGCGTTGTGGGAGGCCAGCCAAGTGTCGAAGCGGGTCTGTTCAGGGTCACGCAACCCGCACATGCGACGCATCGGGGTGACGATTCCCTGAGCCGTCCCCCCTTCGATCTCGGTCTGGAGGCGCAGCCACGCGGGACGTGTGTCGGGAGTCGTGTTGATGCTCTGTCGGTCGATCAGCTCGCACGCGACAACCCAGTCCCGGGCATCCGCGTACTGCCGCAAGACGGAGAGCACTTTCTCTTCACTGCCGAATTGAGACACGGGCTCGTCGGCCGGGAGACAGGCGTACAGGACGACTTTGGTCCGCTCAATGTGCCCGCTCGCGGCATCTATGAGCCGCCGGCGGCGGATGAGGTCTCCGTGTGTCCTCTGCATACTGTGACTGTCCCGCCACAGAGAGCTGAGATGAAGAAACGCCCCGTACGACTCCGCGACCAAAAGGCTTGCGTAGTCGTACGGGGCGTAGAGCTGTGACCTGGTGATCTAGGCCAACTCGCACACGACATGGGAGCGGTTCAGCCCGGTGGGGCCAACACTCGTATGTCGCATACGAGTTAGAGAGCAGTCTTGGCGGTTGCGGGGAGGAAGTTGCCGGCCCCGGTCGCGCCGACGCCGACCAGCTCCGACACCCTCCGCAACCGCGCGGTGGACGCCTTGCCCACCTTCTGCAAGATCACACTGGGCAGGGCCTGGTGACGGCCCCATCCAGGCGCGTCCGTCAGCGTCTCCTCCAGCACATCCAGCGCCGAGTCCCACATCTTCGCGTCCGCGTAGGCCATGGCCTGGTCCATCGCGTACCGATGACGAGCTGCGCCCGAGAGAGCGTCGAGGTCCTCTTCGTGGACATCGCGCATCAGGGTCAGCGCCTTGCCCGTGTTGCCGAGCGCAACGTTGATGCCGATCGCCTGGGTCGTCGCGGATACCGGACCGAAGAGCGTTCCATGCGCCCGATGCTCCGAACCCAGCCGCGCTCCGGCAGCGTGCGACTGGCTCAAGTAGTCGGCGGCCCGCTCCTTGTCGCCCATCCGGCTCGCCACGACCGCGGCGAAGTTCACGTGCGACCCGTACGCGACCAGAGTAGAAGGGGCAGCCGTCGAGAATCGCGGCTCGATGTCGACGGCCGCCTTCTCCGCCAGGTGCAGCGCCTCCGCCAGCCTGGCATCACGCAGATACACCCACGCGCGCCCGGACGTCACCAACGCCTGCCGCAAGTCGTCCGCCCCTGCCTGCGCCGCGGCTTGAGCCTGGCCGATCGCCGCGTAAGCGAGATCCCGGTAGCTCATCAGGTTGGCCACATACCCAGCCACCCGGTAGGCGTCCGACAGCACACCCCATGCCTCGGCCTGTTCTCCGACGGGCTGTTCCCGCAGCCGCGCCCCTGCGGCTGTGATGAACTCGGTCGCGACGGCACCGGCCTCCACGTAGTTGCCCGCCCAGTAGATCTCCCAGCACCGAGTGCTGACTTCGGCGAGTTCCTGGAGGGAAGGAGCTTCCACGGTGTCCGGCAGGATTCCCGCTGCCGTGTCGTGGACTGCGCGTGAGAGCGTGATCATCACGTTCCGGTCCGCGTGCTCCATGGCGCGGCGAGGTGCCTGCTGGCCGAGGATCACGGAGGTGTCGACCTTCAGCGCGTCGGCGATCTTCAAGAGGGTCGGAAGGGTGAGTCGCTTGTCCTGCTCAGCCTGCTGGATGGTGGGCATCGAGAGCCCGGTCATCTCGGAGAGGTCGGACTGTCGGATCTCCCGGCCTCGCAAGATCTTGATGCGCTCGCCGGTCGTGTAGTCGCTCCATCGGGGCATACTCTGGCCTCCTGTTCCTAAGCGTCCACTTGGAACAGTACGCCCGCGAGATGTCGGCGTACGGGGTAAGGCCCTTACGGATCAATTTCGTGAGGGCCTTCGCCGTTGAACGACTTCCTGTGACCAGTGCCATGCGGTCTTTAAGCCAGCATCGCTGTGTAGGGACGCAGAAGTGCCCCCAGGTTCAGCCCATCATGGACTGAACCTGGGGGCTCAACGGTCAGCGTGTGAGTAGGGACAGAGCGCCGGTGGCTGCGCCGGCGACGCCAGTGAGCATGCCGACGGCGGCTGGAGGCCACTGACGTCGCTTCAACGCCTCGACTTCGGCGCGTAGTTCGGAGATCTCCTGGCCGGTGTCCTCGCGTAGCTGTTCCACGTCACGCTCGGTTCGGGTAGACCGCTCGACGATGACGGCGAGTTGCCCTTTCATCTCGGCGAACCCCGTTTCCACCGTGCCGAGGAGGCGTGCCAGTTCGACTGCGACGGACGACTCTGCGGGCGTCACTCACGGCTCCTGACGCTGGCCGAGCCGCTGCTCAGGTACCGCGCACCGTCGACAGGCTCCAGTGCCTCGACCTTGGGGTAGGACGGCGGTCTCGCCCATCCGAGGAACACACCCGCGAGGTTCTGTATGAAGCCTCCGGGCAACCGCTTGCCAAGCAGTTCGAGCAGTCGGAACGTGAGGTAGTAGATGAACGCGAGGATGATCGTCACGACACTAACGACGGTTGTCGAGTCGATGTCGATACGCGTTCGTACAGCGAGGGTGAGCACCCATCCGGCGACGAGCGGGACGCCCGTCCGCATGGTGGAGACGAACAGACCGGTCATGGCCGGTCCCCCTTTCGGTAGTGAGAGAGGATCGGCCGCCCGGCGGCGGCCGGGCGCCGGTCAGGCGACGACGTCGAACCCGTACTTCTGGCCGAGGCGCTTGAGCGTCGTCATACCGGGCGTGCCGTCGGCGTCGCCGCCCGGCTCGGTACCTTGGAACCCGCACCGCTCCTGCCACAGGCTGTAGGCGCTGCGGGTGGCTGTGCCGGCGTGCCCGTCGGCGTACTGCCGCGCGAGCAGCTTCTCGGCCACGAGTGCGTTCTCGACGTAGATCGTCGGCTTGTACGAGACCGGCGTGCCCTTCTTCGGCGGGTCGACCTTGAACGCCTTCACGAGCGCCTTGAGCGACACCTGCGGCCGAGTCGAGGGCGCGTTGCCGCTCGGGCTGGTGGGCTTCGGCGGCACCTTGTACGCGGGGCGCCCGAACCCGGCGATATCGCGCACGACCCTTGCGCGCCTTGCGCACACGTTCGCGGTGTTGCCCTCGATCGTGAACACGTACTGATGGTCGTCCGAGACGCCTGTGACGATGCCGACGTGATCGATCTTGCCGATCTCGCTCGACCCGCCCCAGTCGAAAAAGATGACGTCGCCGGGCCGGATGCCGCTCGCCTTGATCCCGTTCGTCATGGCGTGCCACTGGCCGTGTTCCTTGAATGCCTGCGCGTGCGCCACGGTGTACGCGAAGTCGGTGCCGAAACACACCGCCTCGTACTCGTCCGCGTCGACCGCAGCGCGGGTGATCGTGGCGTTGCACCACGCGAAGTTCCCGTTGTACGCAGCCCCGTTGCGGCCCCTGTACCACGACTGGATCTCGTTCGGTTCGCCGGTCCCGATCCAGCGTTCCATTTGCGTGATCATCGCGTCGACGCTCATGCGGACTCGCCCCCCTTCGCGGTGTCCTCGGCCGCGGCGACGGCCTCGTCGACAGCCGCCTCGGGCTCGGCGTCCTGGTCGACGGCGGTCTCGGGGCCGGTGAAGAACCCGGCCATGTCCGCAGCACCGAACTGCTCGGCGAGCAGCCGCTGCTCGTCGTCGACCGTCGGCCCGTTGCCGGTGCGCACGAGGTGCGCCGCCTGTTCTTCCTGATCGCCGAGCCGCTCGGGCGTCGGCCGTGCTGTGTCACCCATGGGTGAGCCCCTTCTGTTCGGGCATGAAAAACGCCCCGGCCGGATCGGCTCGGAGCGGGGGGGAGCGCGGCGGTCGTGCCGCCGAATCAGTGGCTGTGGGGCACCTGCAGCGCACGCCAGATCGCCTCGTTGGGGTATCCGGCGTACGCGCCGCCCGGCGACCCGCACGTCACGTGCCAGTTGCCCCATGCGGTCAGGTCACCCGTCCCGAGGTCGGCGGTCGGGGTGAACGAACCGGCGCCGACGGCGACGAGACGTTTCGCCGCGGCGAGGACCATCGGGGAGGTGCGGCCGACCTTGAACCAGTCCTGCCCCGGATACGGGGAGTACGCCGCGGCGGTGCCCGACGAGGTCTTGATCAGCGACGCGTCGTCCACCCAGTTGGGATCGGAAGTGACCATGGGCGCGGCGTACTTGGGGTACCCGTAGCCGTACACGTTGGCGTCGGCCCGGTTGCGTACGCGCAGATACACACCGTCGCCCTCGCTGCTGCCGGTGACGTTGGTGTTGAACTCGATCGTCCAGATCCGGATGTTGTCGAACTGGTAGACCAACCCGGTGTGATCTTGTCCGAACTGCCCCATCATGACCTGCGCTCCTACAGCGGGGTACCACGACCAGCGGCCCCACGACTGGTATGTCGTGATGGCGGTGGCGCAGGCCGGGGTCTGCGGCAGGATCGTGATGTCACCCGCCCGGTACGCGAGCCACAGCAGCCCGATCACGCACCACGACTGCCCGTCGTAGCTCGCCATGCCGGGCGTTTCCTTGGCGTACTTGTTGAGGTTCGTCCATGTGCCGCCCGAGGAATCCTCTTGATACTTGATCGCGGCCTCTTGCTGGGCAAGTTCGATCAGGGTCTGCGGCGCGATCGCGGCGACCATGAAATCCCCCTAGGACGGGTCGAGGATGCGCCAACCGACCGTCGACGTATCGGTCGACGAGGTCGACTTGATGACGAATGAGGTGCCCGCCGTCCGGGCGTTGACGTAGACCGAGCCGACCGTGCCGCCGGGGGTCTGGATCGTGAGCTGCACGACGCTCGCCGCGGTGATCGCCGATGTGGTGACGGTGACCGTGCCGGCCGCGAGCGTGGCCGTGCCCATGCGGGCGGCAGCGCCGCCGCTCGGCACGATCGTCTTGCCGGTCACGACGAGAGAGCCGTCGCCGGGGTCGAGCCGGTTGACCGTGCCGTTCAGCGTGTTCGCCTTCACGGCGGTCAGGCCGAGGACGGTTGCGATCGTGCCGGCGTCCGTGCGCAGGCAGGTGCTCGCGTTCGAGCCCGGCGACACTTCGGCGACGCCGACCAGGACGACGCCGGTCGCGCTGTTCGTGAGCCACACGGACGCGCCGTCGGATGCTTTCGTCACGAACCCGTTCACGGTGGCGCCCTTGCCCCCGTACACGGTGAGCCCGGTCGTGCACTGTTCGGCGCCGCAGCCCGTGAGGACGACGCCCGTGCAGGAGTCGAGCCGGAACCCGGTCGGGGATCCCATCGCCGCGCAGGCGGTCAGGCTGGTGTACGCCATGCCGTCGAGCCAGTACGCGCCCCCGACGTTGCCCTCGGCCGAGCAGCCGATCAGGGACGTCGACGCGCCGCCGAGGACGGTGTCCTGGGGGGCCTGCAGGTGGAACCCGACACCCCCGCAGGTGCGCACCCGCACGCGGTGCAGGATGCTCGACGACAGCTCGTGGCAGAACACCCCGTCGCCGCCCATGCTCTGGATCAGCACGTCTCGCAGCGTGATGTTCGCCGTCGACGGCGACGAGAACCTCGTGAACCGCACGCCGCTGCCGAACCCTCGCCCCGGACCGGACAACTGCAGGCCCTGCAGCGTCACGCCGCTGATGTCCGTACCGGTGATCAGGTCAAGGTTCTGGTTCGTCGCCTGCAGGATCGACACGCGGTCGCCGGCGCCGAGGGCGTTGACGCCGCTGGCCCAGGTGAGTGCCGAGTTCAGGATGTAGCGGCCGGCCGGGATGTAGAGGGTGCCGCCGCCCGCTGCGCTCGCCGCGGTGATCACTGCCTGAATCGCGGGTGCGTCGTCGGTGACGCCGTCGCCCACCGCGCCGTAGTCGCGGATGTTCAGCCAGTCCAGCGGCGGTTCGGGGGCGGGGCCCCCGGCGGAGACGAGGTTGTGCGCCTCGATCCATGCACGGGAGGAACCGCCGGCGTCCGCCCACATCCCGGTCACGCCGTCCGGGCCGAGGAACCTCGGCAGCGCGCCGTACTCGTCGGACCGGACCGAGGTCATGGGCGTGCCGCCCGCGTCGGTCAGGTCGGTGTACTGGTTGCCGTCGGCCGGGGCGTCCCAGAACCTGACCGTGGCACCGCCGGCCACTCCCCACAGCCCGTCGACCGGCCGGACCACATAGTCGGCGAGGCCCCCGCCGTACTGCTGCCGGGCCATCAGTCCACCACCCAGCTCGTCGTGGCGGGCATCACGTAGTTGCCGGTCGACAGGGTCGGATGGTTGAGCAGCCAGACCTGACCGGCGCGGTCCGAGGCGGACGAGAACACGACCAGACGGCTGATGATGGCGCCGGTCGTGTAGGCCATGACGTACTGGTCACGGGTGGGGTGCCGGTAGGCGGCGGGGATCAGCGCAGGCAGGCGGGATTCGCTGGCGCTGGAGAGAGCGCCGCCGGTCCGCTGGAACGCGCCGAGGCGCAGGTGGACGTTGCCGTTGCGTTTTTGCAGCACGCTGTCGTAGGTCGCGTTCCACCCGGCCACGGTCGCGTTGACGGCCACGACACCGGAGTCGTCGAACAGCCCGGTCCAACTGTTGCCGGTCCACACCCGGACGCGCCGGGTGTCGGTCTCGAAGCACATCTCGCCTCGGGCCGGGGTGGGGTTGCGGGTGGTGGAGGTGGACGGCCGGATACGGACACCGACGTACAGCTCGCCGCGGGTGACCGCGACTGTCGTCGCCCCCGGCGCGACGGTGACCGTGGCGAGCGGCACCTCGTACACCCCGGTGTCGCCGGAATCCTGGGTGAGGGCGGGGGCGCCGCCGCCGGGAGTACCCGGCTTGACGACAGCCCGGACGGTCCACGCGGCACGGTCCAACTGCAGGACGACCCGGTCGGTGCGTACTGAGCTGCCGCTGTTGACGGGGACCGGGAGATTCACGGCTGTGGTGCCGGACGTCCAGGCATGTCCGCGCACCGAGGCGTACACGTTCGCCCGGAGGTCGACCGACAGGCCGATGCCCACGGTCACGACGGCAAGGTCGCTGGGGTCGCCGTACACCCCGTCGCCGCTGAATCGCGCGGCGATCTTCTCGTACTCGGTGTCGGTGACGGCGCGACCGTTGTGAGCCGGGGACGGCCAACTGTCTTGAGCCACGCGTGCACCTCCTTCGCTATCGGGATTCGAGCCGGCCGAGTCGGCGGCTGAGTGTGCGAATGGCTCTGACCAAGGCGGGATCCGTGCTCGCATCCGGAGAACCGACCAGGGTCGTCACGTACTCGCCCGCCTCGGGCGTCGCCCGCAGCTGGATCGAGCGGACGAGGTCGGCGACCTCGACGCCGTGCGGAAGCGCCACGGTGACCTTGTCGCCGAGGTCGAAGTCGCGGCCGGCCTTGAGGTCGGGGGTGTCGACGGTGACCGTCGCCAGCTCGACCGGGGCGGCACCGGCAGCGATCTCCCCCTTGCCTGCCTGCGTCAGTTCGCCGTCGCTGTCGGTCTGAGCCGACCCGTCGACGTACTTCTCGACCCGCCACCACGAGGCGGCGGCCGACGCGTCGGCGACCTGCACGTACGTGCGGCCCGTCGTGCCGATGTCCGGCTCGGTGCCGGCGATGAGCGCGTGCGTGACGGTCGGCGCCGACCGTTTCCACTGGATCGAGCGGAGGTTGCCCAGACCGGTACTGAACCGCGCCGTCGCGGTCAGATCACGGGGCCGGTAGCAGCCGAACAGGATCTTCCCGTCGGCCTGCCGGGTACGGAATCCGAACGCCCCGCCGTCGAGGGCGATACGCCTGCAGACGTCGAGCAACGGCTCGAACCGGGTGCTCAAGGTCGTCGAGGTGCCGACCCCCGCAACGACGTCGAGCGCGAGGCGAGGCACGCGGCGCTCGGAGCGTGCACCGGGCCCGCACGACTCATTGACCAGGGTCCGGACGATCGTTTCCGCGTTGGTGGCGGTCATGGTCCGGTACGTGTTGGCGAGCTGCGCTGTCCACGCGTTCGCCGGGGTCGGCCATGTGATGTACCCGGCGATCGTCGCGAGGTCGTCGGAGAAACTGACGCTGACCCGGCCGGCGGGCTCGTCGGTGACCGACCACGAGTAATCCGTCGGGATCTCCAGCGGGCCCGCCATCCACACAGCGCCGTCGCGGATGACGACCAGCCGGTTCCCTGGCTGCAGTTGGGCCATGATCTCGGGCAGCGCAGGCATGTCGACGCTGCCCGAGCCGGGCTCGCAGTACCGTTTCGTAGCGTCGAGATTCGTCCACCCGCCGATCGGGTCACCCTGCACGACGAGGTCCTTGTCGGTGATGAGCAGTTGCACAGTCACGCGCGCGCCCCCTCTGATCAGGCTGTCTCGTACCGGGCGTTGAAGACGAGGTCGACGGCGCTACCGGGTCCGGACCCGTCCAACTGGAACGTCACCGGGTTGTCGCCGGGGGACAGCCCCCACAGCACGGCGCCCGGCCAGTTCAACGCGCCGACCCAGTTCGCGCCGTTCTGGTAGCGGACGGCCGGCGGGTCGGTGGAGACCGTCACCCGCTCGCCGGCAAGCAGGTTGCCGTGCCCGACGGCGGCCGGGTTGAGCGAGAATCCCTCGCCCGTGCCCTCGTGCGTGAACGTGATCAGCGACGCGGGGCCCGTGACCGTCCACGCCGGCCACACGACCACATCCCCCGGATTGCGCAGGGTGGTCGACCCGAGCACCTGTGACGACGAGACCGTCGGGTAAGGAGCGAAGAAGCTTGACGCCGCGTCTGTCTCCCGGTGCACCGAGACCTCGACGGGGTCGATCCAGTACGGGTCTTCGCACCACAGAGTGATCGCCGCACTGTCGGAGACGACCCCGGATCCTCTCGTGCCGCGCCCCTCGAACCCCTCTTGGTAGTGCACGGCGATCCGGCGGCGGGTGCCATCCGGCCGGGCGATCTCCAGCCAGCCGGGCCCTTCCCGCAGGGTGCGCGTGAACGCTGTCGCGAGCGCCCGCCACCTGCCGACGAACTCGACGTGATCCTCGCCGTAGACGTACAGCGGCCACACGATCGCCCGCGGCTGCGCCTGCGCGTGACGCAGGCGAGCGCCGCCACGAGGATGGGCGTCGGTCGTGAGCGAGTACGAGGTCGCGCCGAGCCCGGACACGCCGTCGGCGAGCGTGAACCATCCCGCGTCGTCGTCGGTGAGCGGCCAGACCGTACCCGTCGGATCGGTGTAGGTGGCCACGGCATACCCGACCTCGGGGAGCGGCACCGGAGGAGTACCGGTGCCGCCCCCGGTGTCGGGCGGGGTGATGACCGGCACGGTGATCAGCGGCATTTAGTGCGGCCTCCCTACCCGAGCGAGCGCATCCTGCCTGCGCTGCAGCAGCTCCAGGTCGCGCACCGTCATGTCGAGCGTGCGCGGATAGAAGTTGTACGTATGGCCGGACTGTCCGCCGGGCGCCTGCCCGGCCGCGCGCACCGCCTCGGCGGTCGGCACGACGGGCGGGATCGCCGCCCGGCCGAGCCGTTTCGCACCCGCCCGCACCGCGTTGAGCGACTTGTCGGTGCCGACGACGACGCCGGCGCCGACCATGCGCCCCACGTACTCGGTTTCCTTGGCAGGCGAGCGGATCCTGAGCCGCTTCTCGATCGAGTCGACCAGGACGCCGCCGAGCTTCGTCATCTGCTGCTGCAGCGCTTTCTCCTGCGACTGCAGACCGGCCAGGAACCCCCTGCCGGAGTTGACGCCGCTGTCGTACATCGCGTCGGCCATGGTGTTGCCGTACGACGTCGACAGCTTCGCCCCGCTCTTGGCAAGAGAGTTGATCTTCTTGATGTCCCCGGCGGACGCCCCCGAGATCAGCCGGGCGAGCCCGCTGTCGGCTCCGGCGGCGATCATCTGCTGAATGACGGACTGGTCGACTCCCTTCTTCTGCGCCGTCGTGATCAGCGATTGGAAGTTGGCGAGCGTCGACTGACGGGTCTGCATGCCCGAGATCAGGTCGCCGACCGTGGCGATCTTCCCGCCATTGATGTTGGTGAGCCCGAGGTAATCCTGCGCGGCCCCCTTCTGGTCGGCCGCCGCCTGCCTCGCCGTGGCGATCTTCGAGGCGACCGCGTCGCGCTGCTTCGCGAGCGACTGCAGCTTGCTCGACGTCGCGAGTGCCTGAGTGGCGAGCGACCGGCCGGTCTTGCCCGTCTGCCGCAGGTCGGCGACGAGGTTCTTCGCCGCCGCAGCGATGTCGTTCGCCGAGCCCGTCAGGCTCTTGGTGAACGCGCCGAGGTCGCCGGGCACTTCCTTGCGAGCTTTCACGGCTGCCGAGGTCGTGCCCTTCGCGAACCCGCGCGCACCAAGCCCGGCCGCCATCCCGAGCGACGTGCGGTGGTCGTACACCGTGGAGTTGCCCGAGCCGAACCGCACGAGTTCGGGCCCCTGTTCGCCCACCCACGCGAGTTCGCCGGCCTTCGGGCGACCGCCCGAGGCGTACCCGCCGACCCGGTTGTACGCCGAGGCGAGCGAGCCGTACCTCGCGAGCGCGTACCGCATGCTCGCGTACAGGTTGGCGAGCGGGTCGTAGATGCCGCGCGAGGCGAGCTTGCCCGCGTACGCGTTGAACGTCGCCCCGATCACCTGCATGAGCCCGCGACTCGGGTCGCCGTTCTTCGCGTTGATGTCCCAATTGTTGATCGCCTTGGGGTTGCCGCCCGACTCCTGGTTCATCCGGCGCAGCACCGTCGGCAGCAGACTCGCCGGCTGTCCGACGAGCTTGAGTGCCTGCAGCACGACCGACGACCACCGCGTGACTCCGGACCCGCCGACGTCGCCCCCGCCGAACGCGCTCTTCGCCGCGTTGACGACCTTGTCCCTCAGGCCGGACAACATCTTGGCCGGCACCTTGCCGACCATCTGCGCGACGCCGCTCGACCCGATCGACGCGATCTTGCTGCGGATGCCCGAGGTCGCCTTGTCCCACAGCTTGCCGGGGTTGGCGAGGAAGTCGACGCCGTCCATCACGGCCGAGCCGATCGACTTCGCCTTGCTGCCGACCCAGTCGACGGCGTCGCCGATCACGCCGCCGCCGGCCAGTAGCTGAGTACCTGCGGCGGCGTGCAGCGCAAGCGCCCGCTTGCGGTACTGCGGGTCGGTCGGGATGACGAACTCGGGGTACTTGGGGTTGCCCTCGCCGACGATCGCGGTCGGCTTGTTCACCATCATCGGCGCGGCTGCGCCCCACGGCCCGACCGTGCCGCCGGCCGCGAGCAGCTTCGGCGCGGCGGGCAGCTTGCCGAGCCCGACGAACCCGGCCACCTTGTCCCACACGGCCTTGATCCCGTGCGTGTACACGGAGTTGATCACGAAGTTGACTGGCTTCTTGGTGACCGACTCGATCTTGCCGAACGCCTTGCCGATCGTTTGCTGCGCCGCGTCGAACGCCGAGCCGACCAGGTGCACGCCGGTCTTGGCAGCGTCAAAGGTGGGCTTGAGCGACCTCGACCACAGCCACGCGGCGGCCGAGCCGATCCCGTCGAACGCCGGTTTGATCGCCGTCCGGTACAGCCACGTACCGGCCGAACCGACCGTCGAGATACCGGTCTTGGCGAGCCCGAAGTACAGCTTCACCCCGGACCACCACCACGCCGCGAGCGTCACGATCCCGCGGAACGTGGGCTGCAGAGCGTTGCGGTACAGCCACACCCCGGCCGAACCGACCGCGGACAGACCGCCCTTGATGAGCCCGAAGTACAGTTTCGCGCCCGTCCACCACCACGAGAACAGGAAGACGATCCCGCGGACAGCCGGGCCGATCGCGTTGTTCCACAGCCACATCGCGCCTGCGGCGATGCCGTTGAACGCCGGCTGCAGGGCGTTGGTCCACAGCCACCCGCCGGCCGCGCCGAGCGCCTTGAACGCGAGCACCCATGGCCCGATCACGACGACCGCGACGACCGCGAACAGCACCTTCGCGCCGAGGGCGATCGCCGAGAACACGGGCGACAGCACGCTCGACCACAGCCACGAGGCGGCCGAACCGATCGCCCGCAGGCCGGTCATGAAGTAGGCGAACCCGACCTGCAGGGCGCCCCACAGGTAATCCCACCCGGTCTTGATGCCGGCCCACGTCGCCTGAACGATTCCGCGGAACGTGTCCGACTTCTTGTACGCGACGACCACCGCGGCGGCGAGCGCGAGTATGCCGACGATGACCAACCCGACGGGGTTCGCCGACATGACCGCGTTGAACAGCGCCTGCACGCCGGTCGCGATCCGGGTCGCGTTCGACCACAGCAGGATCGCGCCCCGGTAGACCGAGAGTGCCCCGGTGACGATTCCGGTCGTGATCGCCTGCGCGGACAGAACCGCGGTCAGACCGAGCACCGCCACGCCGACCGGGATGAGCCAGGCACCGTACTTCCGCAGCCATCCGCTTGTTGCCGAGAACGCGGTGCCGACGCTTCGCGCCGCGGGCGCGAGGCGGTCGACCAGGGCGCCACCGACCGTCATCGCCGGCGGCAGTACGTACGTGTTCAGAAACTTGCCGGTGTCGCGCAGTGCGGGCAGCGTGTACTTGCTCGCGAAGGTGGCGAGCCCCTGCAGCGCCTTCCGCTTGAACACCTCGATGTCGTTCGAGGCGGTGTTGTGGAGCTGCTTGCCCATACGGCCTGCGGCGCCGCCGACCTTGCCGAGCCCGGCCGCCGCCTTGCTCGGGTCGAGGGCGAACAGCGCCTTACCGAGATCCTCGGCCTGCGTGCCGAACAGGCTGACCGCAGCCTGCGACTGCTTGACCGGGTCCTTGATTCCGCGCAGCCGGTCGAGGGTGAGCTGCAGGACACCGTTCGCGGACTTCCCGCCCCTGGCGAACTTGCCCGCCATGTCGTCGGCCGACAGCCCGAGCATCTTGAACCCGGCGGCGGTCGTCGTCGACCCGTCGACCGCACGGATCGAGAATTCCTTGATCGCGTCCGCGACGAGATCGCCGTCGCGGGCACCGTTCCTGAGCCCCTGATTGATCAGCCCGATCGCGGTCGCGCCCGACAGCCCGGCCTTACGCCATTGCGTCGAGTACTCGTTGACCGTGTCGATCAGGTCGCCCGCCTGGTCGGCGCCCGACTGGAACCCGGCCGTGAGCAGATCGAACCCCTGCTTCGCGTCCTTGACGAGGCCGGTACTCATGAGCTTGCCGACGGCCTTGGTCGAGCCGGCGACGTCGGCGTCGAACACCTCGGCGAGGTTCAGCGCGTCCTTGCTGAGCCCGACGAGTTCCTTCCGCGGAGCACTGATCGCCGCGACGCCGTTGCGCTGCAGGCTCTTGAGCGACTCGTCGACCTGGTCGATCGACTCGCCGTAACCGTCGGCGTAGACCTTGCCCGCGATCTTCCCGGCGCGCGCCGTGTCCTTCTCGCTGAGCCCGAGCGACGCGCCGAGCTTGGCCGTGGCCTTGTCCTGCTCCACAGCCTTGGCGAACCCGACCGCGAACAACCCGCCCGCGCCCGCGGCCACGCCGACGATGCCCGCTTTCAGCTTGCCGCCGATGCCGCCGAGGAAACCGTCGCCGGCATCCTCGCCCGCCGACGTGCCCGCGCGCGCCGATTCGCCGCTGATCTGCTGATTGAGCAGCCGGCCGAACCCGCGCGCCTCGGGCACGACGGACACGTACCCGACGCCGACCTCGACCGGCATGCCGAATCACCCCGTTCCGGGCAGCACTTGAGCGGTGATGTGCGCATACGCGGCCCGCGCCTTCGCCTGGTTCCGCTCGGCCTCGGCCGCGGACTCCTCGGGCGTCGGGTCTCCCGGCCGCCACCCCGGCTCGGGCCACGGCATCGCGGGATTCTTCGGGTCGCGGTTGGCGTTCACGAACGCCGTGAAGAGCAGCGCGAGCAGATCGCGCGTGTCGGCGGCGGCGTAGTCGAGTGCCTGCCACGCATGCCCGTTGTGGCCGCGGGCGGTGGCACTGTCGGGCGGCAGCCCCTCGACCAGGACGCGCAGCAGCCGCAGCGTGATCTCGCCTCGCCAGTAGGCGGCGAGCGGCCCGCCCTTGCCGACGCTGCTGCCGTAGTACCGGATCAGGTCCGCCTCGACGGCCTCGGGATGTTCGCCGAGGACGTCGACGGCGGTGTACGTGTAGACCTCGACGACGTCGTCGCCGTCGCCTACCCCTTCGTAGGGCGCACCCGCTGCACCTTGTCCTGCGCCTCGTTGCGAATCCCGACGTACAGCAGCATGACCGAGTTGACGTCCCCGCCGGCCGCGAGGAACTCGGGGTACTGGTCGCCGAGGAGGATGCGGGCGCCGGCCTCGTCGCCCTTCGCCTCGTTGAGTTCCTGCTGCATGTCGTCGGGCGTGAAGACCGGATGCGGGAACGAGAACACGGTCGGGTCGTCCTCGGGACCGACCTCGAACTCGACCGCTTCGCCGCCGACGGCCTCGGCGTACGACCGCCGTACGGTCTCCAGCCGGTACCGCTTGCCGTTGGGCTTGCTCATGGTGGTGCCTCTCTCTCGGGTGAGCTGGGGGTGAGCGTTCGAGAGCGAGGGACGGTCGGGGCTCACCCAGAACCGCCGTCCCTCGCCCGTTCAGGGGAGGTGTCAGCCGCCGGACGGGGCGAGCGCCCGCCAGCCGGGGCCGTCGATCCAGTTGCGGCACGAGGTGCCGACCGTGCTGTCGCGGTACGCGGTGAGGGTGACCGGCCGGGTCGTCGGATCCGACCGCGACCACGTCTCGTCGTCCTTGTCCGTGAGCCGAGCCCGCGGCATGAACTTGACGACGTAGATCTCTCCGCCGCTGTCGCCGTAGTCCAGCCCGATGAACAGCAGCCGGCGGAAGGGGTTGCGCGGCGACTTGGCCCGGTCCCACGTCCACGCGGTACCGAGAGCGGGCAGCGCGCCCGCGCCGGAGAGCGGCAGCCCCTCGTACAGGGCGACCGTCGCGGCGTTCGTCTCCTGCGGCGAGAACGACACGGTGAGCACGTCGGACTCGACGTCGCTGCGGGTCGGCTCGGCGGACTGCGACGAGGTGACGTCGGACATCGAGACGTCGCTCGGGAAGCTGATCCCGTCATCGGTGGTGTAGCCGATCGGCATGTACCCGGCCGGGATCGTGGCGAGGGTGCCGTCGGCCGAGTTGAACGGGTTCGAGATCACGGCGGTCGAGATGTCCGCCGCGAACACGGCCTGCACGAGCTGCTTGCGGATGTACTCGGTGTGCAGCCCGGTTTCGAGCGACACCGGGGTCGGTGTGGTCATGCTGTGTCCCTCCATGGGAAACCCCGGCCGGCGAGCGGCTCGGGGGCGAGTGGTCAGGGTGGCGGGTGAGCCGGTCAGGGGGCGGCGAGCGCCTTGCCGCGCAGGGACACCTCGACGGCGAACGAGGCGCGTTCCTGCCCGCTCTCCGGGTCGGGGGAGGTGTTCGGCCCGCCCACGTCGACGACGTCGTACGCGACCACACCCCGCCACCCTGGGATCGCGAACACGAGCGCCCGCACGACCTTGACGAGGTCCGCGACGGCGCCCTCGTCCGGCCCCCAGCACGTGAAGTCGAGCCGCGGCCGGTCCGTGATCCTGTCGATCCGGCTGCCGCCGACGCGCTCGATCCGCACGAACGAGGGCGGGCGCGAGGACGGCACGCGGGTGACGACCCGGACGCCGAGACCGGCGGCGTCGAGCGCCGCCTGCAAGTACGTGCGCACGACGTCGACGGCGTCGGGGAACGCGACCGGCGCCGCCATCACTCGACCGCCCGCGCGGCGTCGAGGGCACGCAGCAGCGCCCGCCGCGACACCTCGGGGTACGGGGTCGAATAGTCGCCGATGACGGCGCCGCGCACGCGCTGACCACCGGTCCCGACGTCGACCCGGAACTCGCCGCGCCACCCCTCGGCCCGCGCCGTCGCGCTCGCGTCCGCCTCGATCGCCCGCACCTTGCGCTCGATCAGCGCCCGCGTCTCCGGGGAACGCAGGAAACTCGCGATACCGCGCCGGTTGGGAACGAACCTCGTCCGGCCCATGTGATCACCCCTCGACCGTCTTGAGCCTGATCTCGTAGTGGTGCAACTCGACCGGGGTGAACGCCGGTCCGGGCGGGCCGATCACCTCGAAGTCGATCCCCTGCCAGTGCACGCGGTCGTTGCCGTACACCGTGAGCGCGTTGCCCGAGGTGTCGACCGGGTTGCAGACCATGAGCCATTCGCCGATCTGCGCCGCCCGCTGGTCGTTGGCCTCGGCCCCCGTGTTCTGCTGCAGCCACGCGGCGACCTCGGTGTGCGTCGACACCGACCAGTCGTCGACGTCGTTGTCGTACCGGTCCCGTTTCGTGCCGGGGTGCTCGACGTCGACGAGGTGCGGCAGCACGTCGTCGGGGATCACAGCCGGCCCCGTGTCCACCCGAGTGGCTGCCAGTCGCACGGATCCGGCCGCCAGCCCGGCAGTCCCTCGTCGCGCAGCCCGACCGAGTACGCGGCGTCGGCGTCCGGGTCGCTCGCGTCCTCGGGCTGCAACTGGGCGATCTCGTCGTCGGTGACGTACAGCCCGCCGTCCTCGCCGAGCGACTCGGAGTACTGGCCGATCGTGCGCTGCCGGTAGCCGCCGGGATTGGCCATGACCCGCCGGACGACCGCGACGCAGATCGCGCGCAACGTCGCCTCGTCCGGCGTGTGTCCGGCCGGGATGTGCCGCCGCATGATCGCCGACGCGTCGTCGAGGTACACCTCGACCTGGCGGCGTTTCGGGCTGCCCTCGGCGAGGGTGACGGCGGCGCGGTCGGTGTAGTCCTTGACCGTCGCGAACGCGTCCGCCACCGCCCTACACCTTCGGCTGCTCGGGCTCGACGACGCCGGCCGCCTCGCACGCGGCGATGACGTCGTCGCGGCTCATGTCCGAGTCGGTGTCGACGTCGTGCTGCTCGGCGAACGCGAGCCATGCCTCGACGCCCGAGCCGCGGCCCGAGCGCGGGGGCGCCTCGTCCTTGGAACCGCCGTCGCCCTCGCCCGTGGGCATCTCGGCCGGCTCGGCGGTGTCCGTCCACGCGTGGTCGCCGATCTGCCGCGCGGCCTGCGGCGGCACCGTGTCGTCGGGCCCGTACACCGCCCCGTCGACGTGCACGTATCCGATCAGTCGTCGCCCGTTCATGCCGCGAGCACCTGTGCCCTCATGGTGAGGTTCGGCTCACGGACGATCGGGGCGCCGATGGCTGCCGCGTGCGTCCACAGCCGGATCGGGTCGCGCGTCTTGAACTGCGCGGCGACGACGCCCGGCTGATCGCCGGGGGCGATGGCGTAGTCGTCTTCGAGTGCTTCGGCGGTGGTGCCGAGCAGGGTCGCGCCGAGTTCACCGGGGGTGCCCGCCGAGGTCGCGCCGGGCTCGGGCAGCAGCGCGAGCATGTTGGCCGGCGTGATGCGGGTGACGACGCCGTCGACCTTCGTGCGCGCGTCGTAGATCTCGATCGACGGCAGGTTCTGCGACGCGAGGACGGCGTTCAGCTGGTCGTCGTTGATCATCGGAGCGGTGCCCGCCGGGGCGAGCGGGAACACCTGCCGGATCACCTGCTCGCACTGCTTCAGGTGCGAGCGGACCGCCTTGCTCATGAGGATCACGGCGGGCGTCGCGCCGTTCAGGTCCTCGTACGCCTCGATCCACTGCTCCAGGTCGGTGAGCGGCTTGGCGTTCGTGTGGTCCGACCACAGGACGGCGGCGACCACCGCCATGGAGGCGCTGCGGCCGAAGCTGACCGTCGTGCGCAGTTCCGGGATGGGGAGCTGCGCGTCGAACAGGGCCGGGCCCCGGCCGAGTTCGAGGCGGGCGGCGATGTTACGCGCGATGCGCTGCACGTCGCGGGCGATCAGCCGCAGTACCCGGTCGTCGGACTCGTTCAGCTTCCGCAGCCGCAGCCGGTCGTACTCGTTGAGCGGGATTTTCTCGGAGATCGGGGGCAGTTCGCCCATGATTTTGCCGATGCCCTCGCGGCGGCCGATCTTCGACTCGGTGTCCCATGAGCGGTAGCTCGACGCCTCGGACAGCCCGCCGCCGCCCTTGACGAACTCGAACACGATGTCGTCGATCTCAACGTTCGGCAGCCACCGCGCCAGCGTGAACCGGTTCAGGGTCTGGTCGGCGAGCGCGGCCCGGATCAGGCCCGTGAGTTCGGTCGGTTCGATGTACTCGGTGCTGAGAATCCAGTCAGCCATGGCTCAGCCCCCTTTCAGTCCGCGTACCGGATACGGCCGGCGACATCGGCGACGCCGGCGGCGTCGACCGAGCCCGCTCCGCCCGGCAGGCGCGAGGGGCGCACCTTGCCGTGCCACAGCAGCGCGCCGGACGGGTCGATCGTGTTGTCAGCGGGCGCCTTCACGGCGGCGTACAGGTGCCCGTCGAGGGTCTGCCGACCGTCCGCCGCGGCGTTGTCGTAGGGCCCGTACTTGCCCGTCGCGGTGATCTTCCCGAGCGGGATGCCGCTCTTGAAGTAGCCCGCCGGGTAGTGCGTGGCCGGGGTGAACGTCGACGTGTCAAGCGTGATCGTCTCGGTGCAGTCCGTGCCGTGCGCGGACCCGAGCCACGACTGATCATCGCTTGCGAACGTCTCACTCCTGAGAGTGAGGTCCATGTGATGCTCCTCGGTGTCAGTTCTTCTCGGCGCCGCCGCCCAGGAGCGTGCGGTACAGCTCGCGTCCGGACTCCACCGAACCGCCGCTCTTACCGCCGCCCCGCCGGCGCGCACCCTGGTCGAATCCGCCGCCGCGACGGCGACGGCGCGTGTCGCGCCCGCCCTCGCGGTCGTCGTCCTCGTCGTTCTCGTCCGTGCCGGACTTCTTCGGCGCGAGGCGCTTGACGAGTTCGGCCAGCCCGTCCTCGTCGACGTCGCCGTCGTCCTTGACGTACCGGCCGAGGTTCACGTCGTCGGCCACCTCGGCGGCGTTGTCGATCGAGCCCTTCGCCGCGGCAAGGAACGCCTGCCGCGCCAACTTGACGCCGCCCTTCGCCCGTTCCTCCGCGAGTGCCTTCGCGACCGCTTCCTCGACCTTGCGTTCCTGGTCGGGCAGCCCTTCGCGGCGCAGCCGGTCACGCTCCTTGGCAGCCGACGCGTTGTCCTTGGCGCGCTGCTCGTGCTTGCGGCTCTGCGCCTTCCACTTCTCCGCCTCGGCCTTCCAGTCGGTGCCGTCGTCGTCCTCCTGGTCGTCCTCGTCGACTTCGTCGTCCTGGTCGTCGCCGCCGTCCTTGTAGAAGAACGGCGAGAACGGCCCGGTCGGGTAGGGGTGCGACCAGCCGGGGTCCGACTCGATGCCGGGCAGAGTGCGTGTGCGCATGGTGATGTCTCCCGTGTCGGGGTGGGGTGAACGTGGGTGCGCCGTGTCGGCGCGGGAATCACGGGCTCGGTACGTCGTCCGGCCCGGTGAACTCGTGACGGCGGACCGCGAGCAGCGGCCCGTACTCGCCGTGCTGGCGGGTGACGATCACGTCGCGGTAGTCCGGGGAACGGCCGCCCGCGTCCGAGGCGCCGGTGCCTTTCGCGACGGCGTCGTGCGCCTCGCGCAGCAGCGCCTCGTCGATGACCTGCCCCGGGTCTTTGCTGCCGACGAGCGGCTCGACCTTGCAGTCGCAACCGGGGTGGATCGGCATCAGGTTCTCGACGCGGTATCGCTGCGTCGAGGCGATCGTGCAGAGCGCGCAGTTCGCCGTGCCGGTCAGACGGCGCCGGAAGAACCGCACCCCGCCGTGCCGCATGGACTGCTGAGCGGCGTGCGTGCGGGCGAGCTGCAAGTCGGTCTCCGTGATCGACAGCAGCCGCGTGCGGCCCTCGGCGACGGCCTGCGTGTACGCCTTGCCCTTGCTGAGCGCCGTCCACGTGGTGACGAACGGGCGGGTGTAGACGTCTTCGGGCGGCACCCCGCGCAGGGCCTCGCCGAGTTGCACGCCGACCGGCGCCGCCGCGCCGCCCATCATGTCGGCGATCATCGTGGACAGGTACGCGTCGGTGATCTGCCCCATCTGTGCTTGAGCCGCGAGGACGGTCGGCAGCACCTGCTCGATGAACGCCGCCGCGTCCGCGTCGCGGTAACTGCCGAGGCTGTCGAACGCGTCGAGGACGAACGACACGACCCGTGAGCGCAGCGACGTCGACAGGGCGTCGTACCGCTCGGTGAGCGCTGCCTGGAGCGCTTCGTCAGCCACCGGACGACCCTCCGTCGTCGGGGAGGTTGCCCGCCGTCGGGACCGGGTTCGCCGGCAGCAGCGAGGCGGCGAGGAGCTTCGCCGCCGCCGCGCCGGCCGTGATCCGGCGCACCCGCTGCGGGGTCTCCCCGAGATCCTCGGCGATCACGTCGAGCGGGTAGCCGATGCTCGACAGCTTGGTCGCGGCGTCCGCCTTCACGGCGGGAGAGAGGTACTGCGGGTCGGTCCACCGCACCACGGCCTCGCTGTAGTCGCTGGGCACACCGGCCTGGGCCGCGGCTAGCGTCATCACGTCTTCGAGGCCCTCGCCGAAGGCGCTAATGTGCTCGCGGACCTTTGCCACATGAAGGATGTCGAGCGCGGCGATCGTGTCTGCCGAGATGTTCACCAGGTCGCCGTAGTAGTACGCGGGGGTCTGGCTGATGATCAGCATGTCCCGCACGTCCGACTGGTGTTCCCGCAGGAACCCGGTCAGGTCGGTCGCTTCGAGCTGCCCGAACTGCGCGTTCTCACCCTCGGACACCCAGATGTTCGCCGGGCCAGGGACGAACGGCTGCTCGACCGTCGTGATCCCGCTCTCGGGGTCCTTGCGCTTCGCGAACTTATGCCCCTTGATCCACGTCTGCCGGAACCCGGAGTACCGCGAGGCGGCCATACGGTTGAGCACGCCGAGGTTCACCCGGTCCTGCGTGTCGGTGACGCACGCGAACTCGGGCTCGGGGTCCTCGCCGAGGTCGGGCATGCGGGCGAACTCGACGAGCGGCTCGGCGCCGAGGTCGTGCGGTTCCCCCTCGTCACTCCTGCCGGCGTACACCCACGACTCCGGCCCCCACGGCAGCCGGGCGCCGGTGCGCTCCCGCGTGCGGTACGGGAACGACCGGTCGTCGTAGTACACCCGCGCGTACCCGTAGCCGTCGATGTCGTTGTGGAACGCCTTCAAGCCGACGAGCCGCTCACCCGTTTCGGGGTCGTACTCCACGATGCACTCGCTCGGGTGCTCAGGCGTGATGAGCGGGCTGGGACGGCCGTTGTCCTCGGTCCTGACCGGATGCGCGCCGACGAGCATGTACCCCGTCGCCTGCGCCATGGCCGAACGCCACACGAGTTTTTGCCGAGATTCCAGCCGGTTGCGCTGCCACCACCCGGCCGCCGCCAGATCCGGCGTACCGTCCTTGGCCGTCACCCCGAGCGCGAACAGCCGGTGCACCGACGCGTTGGCGATCAGCCCGCAGAAGTTGCTGCGCGCCTTGCGCTGGAAGTCGAGGAACGCCGCCTGCGCGTTCCTCGGAAGCTGAGGCAGGGGCGGCCGGCCGCGGTAGTACCGCTGCCACTCGTCGAGCTGCCCCTGCCGCTTGCGCAGCCGCCGCCCCAGACGCAGCAGCATGAAGTCCGGGTTGTCGAGTTCCGGTGTCTCGTCGAGCACGGCACCCCCTTCTCTCTGAACCGGTCAGAAGGTGCCGCCGAACATCTCTTCTTCCTCGGCCGCGACGCCCTTCGCGATCGCGTCGAGACGGCACTGCCACGCGAGGACGGCGGCGACGGCCGCGTCGATCTTGTGCGGTGAGTCCGGGTGCGCCTTGGCGATCTGGAGACCCGAACGGGACGGCCGACGCCGGGCGTTGACCAGATGCCGCACGAGCGCCGACGACCCGTCATGCGTCAACTCGCCCTCGGTGAGCGCGGTGTGGAACTTCTCCAGCGCCCGCACGATCAGCGTCGACCGGCCACCGGTCATCCACCACTCGATCGGGTGCTGCCTGGTCGCCTGCACCTTCAGACGCGGCCCGTACGCCGCTTCCCAGTCCGCGACGTGCGACTCCCACTTGGCGGGGTCGGCGTAGAACCCGACGACGTCGTATGTCGCGAACGCCTCGGCGATCGCGGCGAGCACCTCGACGACCGGCACCTGCCACTCGACCGGCTTGCCGTCCGGCCCGATAGGCAGCCGGTCGGGTTGCTCCCACACGCCGATCGTGAACAGGTGTCCGTCCGACAGACGGCAGCCGATCAGCGCGGTTGCGTCGGTCACCCCACGCGCGCGTTTCCGCGAACCGTCGAACCCGAGGACGACCCGCTCGCCCGGCTCGACGACCTTGCCGAGGTCGGACGACGCCCGCACCTCGGGTTCGGTCAGCCACGCGTCGGCCGCATGCGTGATCTGGTTCAACAGGTCGGCGCGCAGATCCTGAGGCTCGTTCGACGTGTCGTAGAACTCGGACGTCAGCCGCTCGATCGGCGACCATCCCGGAGCACACGGCGGGTCGTGCAGCACACACCCGTCGGGGTGGTCGCTGCTGTCGCCGTACGCGTACCGCAGACCGGCGACGAGCGACGCCTCGTCGGTCATGTCCGTGTCCGGCGGCGCCTCGCGGTGGTCGACGAGGATGCCGCGCGCCCGTGACCGGCCGTCGATGATCGCCTGATAATCGGACGCCGACTGCTCGGCGACCGACCCGCTGCCCGGGGTGAACGCGTTCGGCGTCTCGATCAACGATCCGCCAAGCTTGGCGGCGTTGAACCGCATGACCTTCGCGAGCCGGACGCCGCCGTTCGACGCCGTCCACTCCTCGGTCTGGTCTAGCGAGGCGAAACAGGCTGGGTCGCCCTTGGTGCTCGTCGCCGACGAGGTGATCGGAGAGATCTCGCCGCGCGGCAGATGGATCACGGTGTCGAGGACGTCGAGCCCGTAGTCGGCCGCGAGGAACCGGCCGCGCGCCATCTCCAGCAGCGGGATCCACGTGTTGTCGGTCTGCTGCTCGGTCACGGCCGCAATGCGCACGAGCGGCGTACGGACCGAGTCCCACGGCCTGCCGACCGGCTCGCCGTCGGCGTCGAACCCGTCGCCGACGACATCGGCGCACGCCTCGGCGAGCGCGATCGCCCCGACGAACGGCGACTTCCCCCACCCGCGCGGCCTCGACAACAGCCCGCGGTGGATGATCCGTTTGCCGGTGACCGGGTGCACCTCGTAGTACCGCAGCAGGAACTCGGCCTGCTCGGCGGTCGGGATGTACGGCTTCCCGTCGTCACGGCCGGGCTGCGCGAGATTCTGGATCATCCAGTCGAGGACGTAGTACCCGAGTGTCGGGAACTCGCCTTCGTACTCGGGTCCCCGCCACGGCACGACGCCCCCTTCAGCTACCCGCCCTTGCCCTGCTCCATCCGCCCGCCAGGCAACGGCCGCAAGTTGCCGTACCGCTCACGTGCCGACGGCCCGCCCGAACTGCCGCGCCCCCGGTCGGCACCGTCCGCCTCGGCGAACACCATCCGCAGCCGCGCCCGGTCCGCCGGCGTCGCCCCGAACGCGGCCACGCGCAGGCGGAGTTCGCTCGCCGCCGACAACTCGCCGCCCCACAGCCGGGCATGGATCAGCGCGGTGTCGAGGAGGTACTGCCAGTCGGAGGACCCGAAGTGCTCGGCCTGCGGCGAGTCGATCCACATCTGCCACCACTCGCGGGTGCGTTCGGGCCATACGAACTCCACGAGTTCGCCGTCCCGCTCGATCCGGAAGTCCGGCAGGTCGGGCGCTTCGGCGTGCTCCCACCGGAGCACGGTCTGCGCCACAGGGTCGGCGTTGCGCCGTACCTTGCGCGCTTTCGGGGGCGGCCCGTTGCCTGCCATCACAGACCCCCGTCCGCCAACTCGTTGACCGGGTCACCGGTACCGGAGCCGGTGACCGGCTCATACATCGCGTCGAACAGGTCCGGCCCGCACCGGTAGAAAACGCCCGGGAGCCCGCAGACGATCCAGTCGCCGTACTCGAACGGCATCCACTCGTCGAGCAGCCGGTCGTACACGCGGAACACCCGGTCGACGTCGTTGATCTGCACGAGCCCGTTCGTGAAGGCGATCAGCTCACTCGCCGGCATGTCCTCGGTCCACCGGACCGCCGAGATCGTGATGAGCCGCGAACGGAATGACGGCATGGCTGTACCTCCCTATGGCGGGCGAGCCGCAGCCCACCCGTGCCGGGGCGCTACAGCAGCGAGTCGATGACGTGTTGCAGGTCGCCGAGGCGCCGGGGCGCGTCGCCGAACGTCCGCCCCGTGACTGCGATGTACCGGCCGGTGCCGTACAACTCGACCGATCCGGACTCGACCGCCAGGCGGCGGCCGTGTGGCAGCGATCCGTACCCCCACACGTGCAGCCCGGTCCCGGACACCGACACCTCGGCCCAGGTCGCGCCGGCCGCATCGACGATGTTCCGTGCCCACGGCAACAACTCGTCGTCGACCAGGGCGTGATCGAGATCGAGGCACACGATCCCGTCACCGTCGAGGACGAACCCGAGCCCGGCGCCCGCCGTCGACCGGGACGCGTCGCGGTAACGCGACCAGGTCGACGGGTCGGTGCTGCTCGCGACGTCTCCGCCGGCGGTGACCGGAACCTTCCGGGAGGTACGGCGTACCCAGCGCGGACGGCGGGTCAGCTCGGCCGGGATCGTGCGCTTCCTGCGGTGAGCAGCCGCGCGGCAGACGGGTGCGCAGAACCGCGCGTGCCGCCGCGACATGAGCGGCATCGGCTTGTCGCAGTGCTCGCACTCACGCCTCGTTGTCATGGGTCTATGATAGCGAGGCGTACGCTTTTAGTGTTCTGACCTGCATGTATCAGGTTTGCATCGAGAGTTCGGGAGGCTGAGAGGCTGTCTGTGGCCCTCGTCCTGCACACCACCGAATCACCCTCCCGAACCCCTGGGCGCCCGCCAGAGAGCCACCTGCCTCCCGTGGCGGGGTCGTTTTCCCCAGACCCGTACAGATCCTCAGCCGCAGCACCTCCCGGGCCTCCGATCGGGCGGGGAGGGGAGCCACCCCCCAGGGGGCAGGGACCGAGGAATCCGGGCGGGACCGGTCGGCGCTCACGTCAGGCCGGGGTGGCGCTCCTTCGGGCGCTGCCTGCGCACGGCCCACCGCGCCTCGTTGCCCTGTCGGCTGGTCTTGGCGGCGTGGCAGTCGGCGCACAGTGCCTGGAGCATCTCCGGCCGGTGGTCGTGGCGGTCGCCGACGTGGTCGACCTGATTCGCAACCCGCCCGCAGACCGCACCGTCGATGCGGTTGCGGCACCGGTGTTCGTCGCGGGCGAGGACGTACGGGCGGATGCGGGTGTACCAGTCGGGCGGCAGTTCGGCCCGCCGGTTGCTGCCTTCCCAACCGCCGCTCATCCACCCTCGTCCTCGTCGTCCTGGTCGCGGCCGTCGTCGTGCAGCTCGGCGCGCTCGGTACTGCTGTCGAGGCTGATGCCGTCGAGGTCGCGTCTAAACCCGAACCTGGACGGCTCGTGCTCGATCGGATCGCCTGGCGTGCCGCGCACTCTGTCGAGCAACCGCCCCGCTGTCTCCTCGACGTCGAACAGCGAAGGGGCGTCAGCTCCACGTGTCTCGATCTCTACTGCGCACGTGCCGTCCGGCAGGCGTACGCGCATGGGCGGTGTCCTCCTGTCCAGGGGGGGTGGGGGTGCAGGGCCGGGGAGGAGAAAGTCGGGGGTTGCTTGGCCCCCGACTCAAACCGTCTAGCTCAGGCCGGTTGCTTCACCGTTGACGAGTGTGGCGAACACCCGGGCCTGCGGTTCCTTCTTGGCGGGCACGGGGCACAGGATCACGCCCTCGGGGTGCTCGACGGTGATGTAGAGCTTCTGCTCGTCCTTCTTCAGCCACAGGGCAAAGATGCCGGTGAGCGCGACTCGTGTCGCGGTGATGCGCTTGCGCGCGTTCTCGCCCAACTCGATGGTCACCGTTGAGCCTTCAACGGGAATGGACGCTTGCCCGGCCTGGTGGAACTTCCCCCCGATCACGGTCACGCCGGCTGCTGCCGCAGCGACACGTATGCGGCTGAGGCGCTTCTCGGTTGCCTTCTCCGCGTCGGTCTTCTTCTTGCCGAACATGCTGTGAGCCCCCCTCACGATGGTTCTGAGTGGCTCCATGGTGCCTATGTGACAGGCGAGTTGGTAACCCCGTCCGTCGGCCTCGTGATCGGCGCATTGCTGATGCTCGTGCACAGCCAGGGCGCGAGCGCGTTGAGAACGGCATGGACGCGTCCTTCCGTACGGTCCGCTGTGCACCGGCAGATAGCGGTGCGCTGGCATTGGGGGCAGGCCACGGGACGCCGTAGCGCGTGCTCCACCACGCGTTGCAGAACGAGCGGGTGAGCCGAGGCGGTTGCGTTCTCGCCGGGGGCGGTGGACTCAGCGGGGTGGTCGGCGTCTGAGTCAGTCCGGCCCGTGAGTTCGAGGGTGGCCTCCTCGATGAGCGCCTGTGCGGCCTCGGCATCAACAGAGCGGGTCACCAGGGCGTACAGCGCCTCGACAGCGGTCACCGACTGATCAGCGTTGGCCATGGCACTCCTGTCTCAGGTGGGTGGCCCACCTACCTTGACGAGACGCAAGGCGCGGGCGCGCGTTGCCTGTTCGGCGCGGGCGAGGTCGGGGAGGGCGTAGAGGGGGCGGCCTTGGGGGTCGAGGCCGGTGGGCTTGAGGTGGCCGCGTCGTTTCCACTGGCTGATGGCGGAGGGGGTGATGGCGGCGGTGTCGGCGCTGATGGTGCGGCGCCAGCCGGTTGCGAGGGCGGCGGCCTGGGTGCCGGTGTAGAGGTCGGTCACGGTGGTCGCCTCCCCGGGGAACGCGCCGCAGCCCCGGACAGGGGGCCGGGGCTGCGGGCATACGTGTGGTGTTGGCTCTAGGTTGACGCTAAGTGGCGATCTTGTCCAGCGGGATCGTTTCGGCGTGTTGCTGGAGGGCGGTTTCGGTGAGGCGTGCGCGGGCGGTGGCGGCGATGCGGGGGGACTGTTCGATGCCGACGAAGGAGCGGCCGGAGGTGAGGGCGGCGATGCCGGTTGCGCCGGAGCCGGTGAACGGGTCGAGGACGGTGCCGTCGGGGACGCAGATCTTGATCAGCTCGTCCATGAGGGCGGCGGGTTTCTGCGTGATGTGGACGCGGTTCTTGCCGCGGGGCTGGCTCGCGGAGTAGAGGCCGGGGAGGTGGACGGGGTTGCGGGCGGCGTCGACCGGGCCCTTGGTGGCCCACAGGACGTATTCGCAGGCGCGGTTGAAGCCGCCGCGCATGGGGCGGGAGATGGGTTTGTGCCAGGGGACGATGCCACGCCAGGTCCAGCCGGCCGCCTGGAGCGCGTCGGAGGTCGCGGGGAGCTGGCGGAAGTCGGTGAAGACGAGGAGAGGGCCGGCGGGGGCGGTGATGCGGTAGCACTCGGCGAGGATCAGGGCGAGCCAGGAGGTGTAGGAGCGCTGGTCGCGGTTGTCCCCGTCGAAGTCGGGCAGGTCGTGCTGGGCGTTGCCGCTGACGTACTTGCCGCGTGCGGTGTCGTTGGTGCGGGCCGTGTTGGTGGTACCGCCGGAGTTGTAGGGCGGGTCGGTGATGGTCGCGGTGACCGAGGCGGTTGGGAGGCTGGGCAGGGTGGTGAGGGCGTCTCCTTGGTGCAGCGTCCATGTGGCCATGGGGTATCTCCTTCGGCTGGGTCGCGTGCGCCTGGGTGGCGAGCGAGTCGAGGCACGAAGTCCCGATGGGAACACATGTTCGTGTAGGTGCCAACTGGTATCTGCGGTGCGTGAGATGGCCGCGAGCCGGATGCGTGCGCGTTCCGGCGCGCGGAGGCGCGCCGTGATGCCCTCGGCGTTTGGTTAGCCCTGCCATGACGGCTTGGGTGCGGGCTTGGAACGGCAGGAGAACCGTTTTTCGGGGGGTTCGCTTTTTAGCGAAGGAACCGCCACCTGGCTACCTCGGATGGCCTCAGATGCGCCGCGGAGCCGAAAGCAAGCACGACCATCACTCGCAGTCAACGCCCCTGAGCGTGATTAGTCGAACGCTAGTGCTAGCGACACCTTGCGAGTGCGGGTGAAGTTCTACAGGAGGCAGGAAAAGGTTGGTGAGTGGCGTCGCCTCGATGAGGGTCCGGTCAGACTTTTCTCAAACATAGGACGACGCCACTCACCGAGTTAGGAGTGGCAAATTGCTATCCACCCCTTGCGGTCGCCCAGATGGTGCCGACCGCAGCTTGTGCAACCCTGTCCGATGTGTCCACGTTCGGGCGCTTGAGGATCGAGACCCTTCACCCTTCATCGCCGCCGCATTCAAAGCGGGCATGGCGGGGGCGAAGCAGTTTCTGATCTTCTCCATCGGGAACGGTCATCCGGGCATTCGGCAGGCGTTCATGACGTCCGCTGTTGCTGGTCTGATGTCGCTTGGCGTTACTGTGCTGCGCACGGCAAGGAGTCGACGTTGCCTGATTGCACGTCGTTGCCGACGGCGGTGATTCCCAGCCCACGCTAACCCCTTCCGTAACTCGCCCAGGTCGGAGGCGCCTTTATCTGGCCTGGGCTTCTTTACGAACCTTTTCATTCTCGGATCAGTGCAGCGTTTGAATTGACCGCGCTAGAGCCGTCTCGCTGCACAACATCTAAACGGTCGAAGTGCGCTCGAGTGCTGAGTCACACGAAAAAATACCTCGTTCGAGGTAAAATTGATGATTTCGGTTGATTGTTAAATGCGACTGTGGTATTGGAGTGCGGACGATTCGCGCGCGAATTTAATTGCTTGTGGAGGTGGGCGGTCAATTCATTCCTTGCTCATCATTTGTGAGAAGTTCAGGGGAGGAATCGGTCAGGTCTGCGGTTGGCGTGGTGCGAGCGCTCCGGACCAGGGGCGATACAAGGGCTGCGGTGGGCAGTCCGTTGTGGGTTACCTGCCAAAGACGTGCTCGCGAGCGGCGTTGCGCAGAGCGGTGTGAGCGTCACGCACGGCCTCTCTGCGGGCGGTGAGGGCTGCTTCAACGTCGTCGGCGAAACGGCCGTTCGCTGGCATGCCCAGGGCGGTTTCACTCATCTCGATCGCTTCCCACACCACGGGGTACGCAAGGGCGACGAGGTGGTGGTCGTCGACAGTGAGCGCTACTCGGTCCAGGGCGTTGGTGAGGGTGGAACGAGCGGTGTGGAGGGCGTCGTCGTCGGCGTCGGTGAGGTCTAGGCCCTGGCGGAGCAGACTGAACCGTCTGAGGGTCTCCCGCCGGTAGGCGATGCTCGCCGTCAGCAGTTCGGCGATCACGGTGGTGATGCGCTGGCGATACTGCTCGGCGCGGGCCCGCCGGTCGGCGAGGTGCTGGAAAGCGGTAGCGAGGGCGGCGCCGGCGAGGGTGCCGACCACCGCGACGATGCTGGACCACATGGCTGGCTCCTTCGGAGCGTGGTGTGTGTGGGCGGGGTGCGGGAGGCCGGAAAGTCCGACGACAGCAGATCGTCGTCCTGGACATGCCGGGGAGCGAAGGGGCGGCCGAGTAGCGGGGCTGGCAATCAGGCTCGTGAGAGCGTCCACTGCGCTCATGCCGACGGTCCGTCTGGCGGTGTTGGTGGCGATTGCGGTGTAGCGGGAGGTCGCCGGGGCGCCGGCGACCTCCCGTCGAGAGACATGATCTCGGGGCTCTTGGGGGTGTAGGCGGGAGTGATGCGTCCGCTGCACCTCAGGAGGGTGCCGGGGACGAGACGCTCGGTGGCGTCATTTCGTTCCTTCGCTGGAGACAGGGACGACGATGTCGAAGTACGCGAGAACACCAGCGCCGTAGCGGGAGGGCTTGTAGTCGGCGGGGCCACAGGCGGTGCTCTGTTGCAGCGCGTCGACGAGCTGACGCACAGCGGCGTCGTCGCCCGAGAGACGGACTTTCACCGGGGACATCCCTCTGACGGTGGTGGAGGGTTCAGGGACGACGGGGTTGCGGGAGTGCCGGACGGGTCGGCCAGAGCTGCGGCGCGAGGACTGCGTCATGACTCAAGTCTCCTGGTTCGTTTACTGGTTGGAACACGCTTCTGAGTAGGTGTCAGGCTTCTGTCACCTTGTCCGGGGCTGGGTCGGCGCTGTAGGCGGCGTAGACGTCGGCGGCGTGGGCGTCGTACGCGTCGGGGGTGAGGTGGTGGCCGCAGAGGGTGCAACGGATGTGCCAGTGGCCGTCGGTGCGGACCAGGCCGAACCCGTCGCAGTCGGGGCAGGGGGCGGCGTAGGTGTGGGTGTGGGGGGTGGTGTGGGTGAGGTCGCGGACGCGGCGCAGGAGCGCGTCGAGTTGGCGGTGGAGGTCGGCGATCCAGGTGTGTTGGGCGGCCCAGGGGAGGTAGGCGGTGATCCAGGCGCACCAGCCGGTGAGGTCGGGGGCGGTGGGCCAGGGCTGGTCGCAGGGCTGGATGCGGGTGGTGCCGTGGCGGTCGCGGTGGACGGCGGGGTAGGTGGTGGCGAGGTAGCGGGCCCAGCCGATGACGAAGGCGGGGATCGGGACGGTGGAGTCGGTGTCGTCTTCGGGGGCGCCGGTGGGGACGACGTGGCCGGCGCCGAGGAGGACCAGGACGCGGAGATCGACCGGCACGGGTGAGTGCGCGCGGCCGGTTCCGCCGATCCTTCCCTGGGCGGGGGAGGCGCCGGGGACCAGGAACTCGTCGGCCAGGAGCTGGGCTTGCTGGGGGAGTTCGGCGAGCCACCCGCGTATCTCGTCGAGGCAGCCGGGGCAGGCGTACGTGTCCTCGGGGGCGGGCTGGGGGCAGAGGGCGCAGGTGTTCATCGCTGGAGTCCTCGTACGGCGGCGAAGATGTTCTCGATGTCGTTGGGGCCGAGCTGGGGGTGGTCGCCGAGGACGTAGCGGAGGCGGACGTCGATCTGCGCGGCGAGGGCGGCCTGGGTCCAGTGCTGGGCCATCGTGCGGGCGTCGTCGGGGTCGAGTTCGCTTTGCATGCTGCCGCGGGCGATGTGGACGAGGGCTTTGGGGGTGCCGGTGCGGATGCCGGCGAGGGCCTGGATGCGCAGCGCGGGTCTGCCGGCGGGCGCGGGGCGCAGGGCTCGGATGTCGCGGAGCATGAATCCGGCCGTGCGGTCGTCGACCTTCAGGGAGGTGCGGCAGTAGGTGACGAATGCGGTGTCGGTCTCGGCGTGGTCGGCTGCGGCTGTGAGGTCGCGGGCGGTGGTAAAGACGGTGTCCGGGGTGAGCAGGGCGGTGATGGTGCCCCAGCTCAGGAGGCAGGCGGCCTTGCCGTCGTCGGGGTTGACGGTGGAGCGGATGTAGGCGGTATGGCCGTCGGTGCTCATGGCGGGTCTCCGGGTGACGGTGCGGGGGTATGTGTACTGGCGGGTAGGGGTGGCGGTGTCTCGCGCGCGCCTGCGATGGCGCGCGCACGATCGCAGGCGCGTACGCGCGCGTGAGGGTCAGCGCCTGCGGCGGTTGCTCGTGTGGCCTCGTGCGTAGGCGCCGAGGGCGCGGCTGCGGAGCTGGTCGCGGAGGGTGGCGATGTCCTCGACGGTGTGCTGGAGGTCGTCGGTGCGGTGGTGGGGGTGGCCGGTGGCCGCCTCGTAGTCGGCGAGGACGCCGGCGACGAGGCGGGTGAGGGCCGCGATGAGGGGTTCGTGCCAGGGGTCTGCGGACACTCGGGTGTAGCCGGCCTGCGGGAGCTGGGTGGGGATGGTGATGGGGGTGGCGTCGGGGTCGGGGGTCCAGCGTCCGGTGTCGGGGTCCTGGAGGGCGGGGGTGATGTCGTACAGCCATCGGCGGCCGTTCTGCGGGGTGTCCTGGCGGCTGTCGGTGTGGGCCCAGTGGCGTCCGTCGGGGCCGCGCCAGATCGTCGGGTTGCTGCTCATGGTGTGGTCCTCCTCGTCGGGGGTGGTCGCACGCCTGTGTGGTGGCAGGCGCGCGACCGGGGTCAGGAGTTGCGGAAGGTGCTGAGGCTGCGGGGGTTGCGGAGGTGGTGGAGGCCGTCGGATTCGGCGCGGCGGATCTCGCTGCGGAAGCGTTCGGCGACGGTCGGGCCCTCGTGGTGGTGTATCTGGGCGAGGAGGGAGCCGATCATGTGGGCGAAGCCACAGCGGGGGATGAGGGTGTCGATGGTGTCGGGGAGGGCGCCGGGCCGGCAGGGTCTGCCGTGGAGCTCGGCGGTGACGGCGGGGTCTCCGTGGCCGCAGAGCACGTCGGAGAGGCCGATGGCGGCGCGGCTGACGGCGTAGTGGAGTTCGTCGTGGTCGTGGCGCGGGGTGGTCATGGCTGTTGCTTTCTGGTGGTGGGGTCAGGGGGCGGGTTGGGGGACGACGTGGTAGCCGCTGCTGATGAGGTACATCTCGATGCGCTTGGCGGCGGAGTGGCTGTCGAACGGCTCGGCGGGGTCGGTGACGATCCACCAGTCGTCCAGGGCGGCAGCGACGACCGTGAGGTGGGGGACGTCGGCGATCGTGATCGGGGGCTCGGTGACCCGGGCCGGTGTCGGGGTGCGGGTGCGGCGGCGCGCGGCGGTGCGTATTCCGGTGGCGAGGGCCAGGGCGAGGCAGACGGCGGCGCCCGCGATCAGGGTGAGACCGGTGAGGGTGAGGAGGCCGGGGAGTTCGGGGTGGGTGGGGCACCAGGTGCCGGTGGGGCAGGTCATGATGGGGTCTCCGTGCCGAAGATGGCGGTGTAGAGGTGGTTGAGGCGGGTGTTGCGGTGTCGGCGGATGTGGCGGTCGGTGAGGTGGGGTCCAGCGAGGCAGCCGGGTTCGGTGCAGGAGCGCAGGACGTTGCCGTCGGGGATGCGGCCGTAGTGGGCGGCGAAGATCTGACGGCGGGCGTTGTAGCGGCGGCCGTTGGCCCAGAGTTCGGGTTGGGGGCCTGCGTGGGGGCCGGTCCAGCGGGCGTGTCCGTGGGTGCCGTAGGGCTGGAGGTAGCCGTCGAGGGCGTCGGAGATGGTGCGGGCGGTGCGGGTGCGGGGGACGGAGGGGATGTTGAGGACGCGGCGGACGCGGGCGATGGTGGGGTGGGTGATGCCGGTGGCAGCGCTGATCTGCCGGTAGGTCGCGCCGCCTCGGAGCATCTCGGCGACGTGGGGGTAGCGCTGGGCAACCACGGCGCGAACCTCGTCGGCGGTCGCGGGACGGCGCCGGGTGGTGGGGATGTTGTGGACCTGCCGGATCTGGCTGATCCTGCTGTGGGAGGCGCCGGTGGCGGCGCTGATCTGCCGGTAGGTCGCGCCGGCGCGCAGCATGGCGGCGACCTTGGTGCGGGTGGTGGTCATCGCTGCCACCTGACGGGGCGTACGCCGGTGCGGGCGCGGCCGGTGGTGCGACGGCCGTTGGCGGCGCGTCGGCGGGCGGCGGGGCAGTCGGCGAGGTGGGGGCGGCGCAGGGTCTCCCCGACCTCGATGTGGGGGCGGTCCTTGGTGAGCTGGCGGGTCCAGTGGGTGCCGTCGGAGCCGATGCGGGTGGCCTGGTTGCCGGTGGGGTCGGCGTCGGGGTTGACGGGGATGCGGCGGCGGTTGGCGGTGGTGAGGCACCACAGGACGCGGGCGTTGCAGTCGGGGCAGCGGCCGGGGCCGGTGGGGTCCGGGGCGATGGCGGGAGCGGGGTAGGGCATCGGGGTCTCTCTCGGTCAGGTGCCGGTCGGGGTGTCGGGTGGCAGAAGGTGCTGGTGGTTGGACCAGCGGTGGCGGTAGATGTCGAGGTCGTGGGGGCGTTCGCGGGCGACGCGGGCCCGCCAGCCGCCGGGGCCGGATGGCGGTCCGATCCGGGTGTCGGGTGGGAGCGGGGGCGGTGCGGGGAGCGGTGCCGGGGCGGGCCGGGGCCGAGCCTGAGGCCGTCGTTGGGGCGGGGCGGGAGGCTCGGGCGGGGGTTCGTGGCGCAGCGTGCAGGTGGGGCAGTCGTCGCTGGTCGGCCAGATCACGCCGGTCTCGCAGTCGGGGCGTTCGCAGCCGTGACGTCGGAGGGCGGGGCCGATCAGCCAGCGGGCGATCGACCGGATGCCGGGACCGTCGGCGGTGCCGTCCGGGGTGCCGCTGGGGGCCGTCCACATGACGGCGTAGCGGCGCTGGAGGCGGTGGTGGAGCCGGTCGGCGTCCTGGCCGTCGTTGAGCTGGGCGAGGACGTCGCCGACGAGGCGCTCCCACTCCCAGGCGGTGAGTTCGGGCAGCCGCTCGCGGACGGGGTCGAGGACGTGGTGGACGGTGCGCCAGGCGGCGGGGGTGAGGTCGAGGCCCGCACGGCGCCCGAACGTGTCCACCACTGCGTCGCGTTCGCGCGCGCTGGTTGCTGTAGGTCGCCTACGGCGGATACCCAAGACGGGGGTGGGCGGGTTGTTCTCAACGTCTGTCAGTCCAGCGTCTTCCATAGACGCGAGGGAACCGCCGCCTGCGCTCGCTCCCGATCCGCCATCTGACGACATGGTCTCGGGGGCGCCGGGGACGGGGCGGAGGGGGTGGTCGTGGACCTCGTACTCGTGGCGGCCGTGGGCGCCGGCGCGGCGGTCGACGGTGATCCAGCCGAGGCGCTCCAGCTCGGTCGTCATGCGGCGCGCGGTCATCTCGACGACGCCCAGGACCCCGGCCAGTTCGGCGGCCGTCACCGGCGTACGGGTCGCCGTCGCGTACGTCAGCGCGCAGTACAGGACGAACAGCGGATGCCGCAGCCCCTTCGCCGCGGCGACCGGGACCAGGGCGAAGTGTTCGCCGCGCTCCAGGGCGCGGGTGAAGCGTTCGGCGGTCTCGCCGTCCCCGGCGGCGGACGTGTGCCGGACGACCATCAGTTCCGCGACCCCGTCCGGGCCGGGCGCGGCCAGCTCGGCGAGGTAGCGCTCGCCGGTGCGCTTGCTGTCGCCGAGGTACCCGGCGAGCGTCGCAACCGACGCGCGGCAGCGCTCGGGACGGGCCTGGAGCGCGGTGATCTGGGCGTGCCAGGCCACCGCCCCGGGGCTGTACCGGGAGCGGTCGCCCCACACCTTCTTGGGCACGCGAACCTTCTGGGCGTGCCAGCGCGGGAGGCCGGTGTCTGCCTGGGCAGCACAACCAGCCCCGCCACGAGGGCGGAGCTCGGCCGAGCGCGCGGGCACAGACACGGAGGGACTTCCTTACGGGGTGGTGGGGCCGGGGCAGCGCTCGGCGTGGGTGGCGGTGATGTCGGCGGTGAACGCGGCGACGTCGTAGGCGCCGACGGCGGTGTGGTGGCAGCCGTGGCGGCAGGTGAAGGTCGCGACGGGCAGCCGCAGCCACACCCGGCGGTAGTGGTGGTAGTCGCCGAGGTCGACGTGCAGGCCCGGGAGGGTCGCGGGCAGCCAGGGTCCGGCCATGGCCGTCTACCGGCCGACCGGAGTGGCCGGAGTGGCTGGGGTGGCCGAGGGTGGCTGGAGGGGGTGGCCGGTCGCCGGACGGCCGTCGTCGGCCAGGGCCAGGACGGCGGCAAGGAGCGTGGCCGACAGCAGCAGCCATATCCGGTACATCTCGACCTCGCTCGCTTGTTCGAATCAAGGGGTGGGGTGGTCCGGCCGTCCCTTCGGAGGGGGTGAGCGGCCGGGCGGCCGGACCGGTCTGTCAGGCCGCCGACCGGCGGGGCGGTCGGCGGCCGGGGTTCAGCCACATGCGGGGCACGTCGAAGGACTGGCCGGGCTGGAGCAGCCCCCGCTCCAACGCCCCCTGGTAGGCGATCGCCAGCTTGTCGACCGCGAAGTTCACGACGGCCGCCGCCGACGGCGCCCCGGTGCGCTGGAGCAGCGCGAGCTGCTCGGCCAGCCCCGGGTACAGGTCGAGGTCGATCACGAGGAGCCGTGCACCGGCCGCACCGTCAGCCGCTTCGGCCGGGGCCTCGGCCACCGGGTCGGCCACCTCATCGGCCACCGGCCGGTCGGGCTCGGCCACCGGCTGAGGCAGCGGCCGGCCCAGGAGGACGCTGGCCGCGTACCGGCTGATGCCCAGCTCCATGGCGATCCGGCGCGCACCCCACCCGCGCTCGGCGCGCAGCCGGTGCGCCTCCGCATGCGGGTCGGGGGCACTCACTCGTGGTCCCGGTAGTCGTCGCCGAAGTCGCGGACGTCGTCGGCGCCGAGGTCCCAGCCGTCGGGCTCGCGCGGGTCCGGGCGCAGCCGCACCGGGACCACGACCGTGGCCGCGCCGGACGGGAGCGCGACCGTGGCGTGGCCGCGACGCGTCACCATGACCAACTCGGCGGAGCACGCGGGCCTGTAGGAGGCGAATTCTTCGGCCGCCGTGTCCGCCGCGCCCTGCGCCGCGTACGCGCCGATGACGCGGACATGGCCCGGGGTGAGGCGGGCGACGGCGTACAGCGTCTCGGGCAGGGCGGGGCAGGTGTGGGGCGGGTCGGGGAGGCCGGCGCCGGGGGTGTGGGCGCCGCCGTGCCCGGCCCACCGCCCGCACGGCTCGTGCTCGGGCAACGGCCCCGGCGCGTCGCAGGGCGGGAGCGGGGCGCCGGCGGTGATCCGGGCCAGGGCCGCGGCGGGCTCGCCGCGCTCCAGGTACCGGCGGACGTCCGCGAGGGTCTCCGCCAGGTCGAGGGCGGTCGGCTCGCTCATGCGGCACCACCGGCGTGCACGACCAGGCCGTCACGCACGATCGTCAACGCGTGCGGCCCGGCCTCCATCCAGATCTCGACGAGCGGATCGGGGTCGTCCTCGACGGTGAGGTCACCGGTGAGCGCGTCGGCGTTCTCGACGGTGTCGGGCAGGGTGTGCGCGAGGAGTTCCAGGCCCATCAAGCCGCCCGCCTCGCCGCTCACGATGTACGTCTCGCCGAACGCGGGCATCTCCCCGCCGGCCGGGTAGTGGATGTGGACCAGGTCGCCGGGGCGGGCCGGGTACCAGGGCGCCTCGGTGAGCGCGCGCATCCCCCGGCCCAGCGCCTCCAACTCGCCGCCCAGGTCGCGGCGCCGCTTGGCGTCCTCGGCCTGGGCCAGCGGGGAGCGCGGCCCACACGCGGCCAGCCACTCCGGCAGGGGCGCCGCGTACCAGCGGTGCTCCGTGAAGTCGGCGAATCCGAAGCCGGTCGGCTTCCACTCCGCCCCGCCGAGCTGGACGAATCCGAACGCGATCGACCGCCCGGACGGGGTGACCGTCACACCGGCGCAGGCGAAGTTCCAGACACTGTCCGGCGCCTGGTAGCCGTTCTGGGTGGTGTAGGCGTGACCGGCCTCGAAGAAACCAAAGACGGGCTGGTCGTTGTCGGTGCTCATGTGCGATGCCCTTCAGGGGGTGAGGCCCGGGTGGGCGGGACGGGACGAGGAACACGTCCCGCCCACCCGGAGATGAGGGAGGGTCAGCGGCGGCGCGGGCGCGGGACCGGGGGCGCCTGCGGGGAGCGGCGCAGGGCCCTGGCGCGGCGTACCCGGCGGCCCCGATGCATGAGGAACTCGGGATGCCACGGCTGCGCCGTGCGGGTCTCCGGGAGGTACGGCACCCGCCGCGGGTCCTGGACCACCGGGGGCAGCGTGTTCCGGGCCCGGGTGTCGTCCGCATCGAGGACGAGGAGAGCGACCAGGACGACGGCCAGGACGAGGATCAGCCAAGCCATCACCGCACCCCCTGCCGCTCGTCGTAGGCGGCAAGCGCGATGTCCAGGTACACGGCGTGCTCCCACCGCACCCCGCCGTCCGACCGCTCGCAGCCGCACTGCGGACCGCACAGTGCGGAGTGCATCGCGGCGTCGGCCACGACCGCCGGGTCGGCGATCTCATTGAGGTCGAGGACGGTGAGGTCGTCGCCGACCCTGGCGGACCAGCCGCCCGGGTGCGCCCACTCCACCACCAGACCGCCGGCCTGCGCGGCGTACGGGACCAGGTCGTCGTGCCCCGGCAGCCACTCCAGCCGCAGGAACAGCAGCCTCCGAGGAGACCCGGTCTCGACACGCACACCGGTCTCCAGGACGTCGGGGACCATGCCCAGGGCGACGAGCGCCGTGTGGATCGCGTCGGCGTAGGGCAGGTGCGGCAGCGTGGCCCGGGTGGCACCGTCCACACTCAGGTGGATGCTCTTCCCGGTCACGGCCGCCAGCCGTTCCTCGACGGCGCTCATCCGGCGCCCCCGTCCTGCTCAGCGAGGCGGGCGGCGATCCACCGGACCGCCGCCGGGACCGTGCGCAGCGCGCTGTCCCCGCTGACGGCCGACCAGCGCAGGCGCCCGTTGCCGTACCTGCCGTTCTCACGGGGCAGGGCGGTCGCCGTCCAGACGACGCCCCGCCGCTTGCCGACGGTCTGCATGATCTGCCCGACGACGTCCTCCTCCGTGACCCGCTTCACGCCGGTCCGGGTGACGACGAAGTCGTGCGCCTCCCCGCTGGAGAGCCTGCCGTAAGGCAGGTGCGGCCTGCCCGGCCACAGCAGCAGACCCCCGACCTTGCGCGGCGCCAGACCGTAGCCGTCCGCCGTCGTCGCGGCGCCGCCCCAGTGGCTGTCGCCCTCGCCCCGGAAGACGAACGCGGCCTCGCACGAGGGACACACCAGCCGGACGGTCGTACGGGTGTAGCTGCTGCCGTGCCCACAGGTGTCGTACTGCTGCGGGCACTCGTGCGCGGGCCCACCGTGCCTCTCACGGGACACATCGGTGTCCGTACGGACGTCCGCCGTCCACTGCGGGCGGCGGCAGCCGTCGAAGTGCCGCAGCTCCTGCCACCCCAGGTACGTCTCGACCGGCCCGCTCACCACACGCCCCCGTCCACCACGTCACCGGCAGCCGGGCCGTGCCCGCCAGACGGGAGCGGGTCCTGCCGGGCGGGGGCCACGGCCGCGGCCCGGTCGGCGTCCGCCAGCGCGGCGCCCGCCCGCACCAACGCCTCGGACACGCACCCGGGGGTGCAGTACCAGCGCGGCCCCGCGTCCTCGACGCCGGCGACCTCGACCCGCGCCCACCCGATCAGCGCCGGGTCCGACGCGTCGTAGTCGTCGACCGTCCCGCACCCGTCCGTCGCGCACGGCACGGCCGCGTCGCGGACGCCCGCGAGGAGGAGGGAGGCGAGGGCCTGGCGGTCGTCGCCGCGCACCACCACGTCGGCACGGCCGCCATAGGACGACGTGCAGCGCACCACCGCCTGGCTGCCGTCGAGGTGCACGCCACCGCTCCACGCGAGCGTCATCGGTACGGACCCGTACGGGGTCAGCGCGCGCTCGGCAGCCTTCATTACTTGCGCGACCGTCAGAAGATCCGTCGCGGGGCGGCCCTCACACAGGCGCATGACCGCGTCGAGCTGCCGCTGCACCCCGGCCAGCGCCGCGAGTTGACGGCCCCGCTCGGTAATCGCCTGATGGGCTTCGGTGTGCGCCTGTTCGGCCGCCGCCTCAGCGATGGCCTCGGCAACCTGCGGGTCAAAGAGAATGCCGGCGTCCTGCTCAGCCTGCGCGATCTCCCGCGCCGTCGACGACCCGGACGCCATCGCCGCAGCGATCACGCCCTCCGCCGCCCGCACCGACGACGCCGGGACGGAGGCGAGGGCCTCACTCACCGGCAACACCCGCACGGGCAACGAGGTCTCGGGGGGCAGGGCCCCCGGGGGGTTCTGGGATGCTGTAGTCACGGTCTCCTCATTTCGACAGTGGTGAGGTGGTCCGAGGGGTCGCGCCTGGGTGGAGCCGGGCTCGGCCCCGAACTGGGGGTTATCGGGATCGGGAGCGGCGGGGAGGCTTCGAGATCAGCCGTACCGGCGCGGTTTCTGCGCGTACGGTCGCCGTCGCCCGGGACCGCCGAGGGCCAGAGGCAGGCCGTGGTGCCGTGGAGTTTCCAGCGGTTTCCAACTGGCCGACCAGCCAGTCCACTTGTGCGCGGGTGAACTTCCACGTGCCGGCGACTTTCTGCGCCCTGACCTGTCCGGTTCGTGCCTGCTCGCGCAACCAATAGGCCGACACGCCGAGCGCGTTGGCGACCTCCTCGGCCGGGTAGAGCAGTCGAGGCAGCGTCACGCCGAGCCCTTGACCGTGGCGGTGGCCTGGGCCCGCAGGTACGCCTCAATGGCCTCGACGCTGGAGACAATCCGGCCGTTCAAGCGCCAGGTGCGTGGCCCACGGCCCTTCGTGCGCCAGGTCCGAATCGTGTTCGGGCGGACGCCGAGCCGAGTAGCGATCCCCGGTCCAGCCACGGTGTCGTGGATGTAGATCAGGCCGGGTGGGGGACTCTGTCGTGACGGCATTCTTCCTCCATCGTGATTCCCGTCTGGAGCGAATCGAGCGGATCTGGAGACGTGGGGGGCAAAAAAAGAACCAGCACGGCAACGCCCAGGGCGTCAGCAATCCGGTGAGCCGCCTCCATGTCACAGGAGCCGTTGCGCCCGGTGAGCAAGTGCCCGACAAGGCCAGGTCCAAGGCCGGTCGCAGCAGCAAGAGTGCGCACCGTGTACGGGACACCACGTCCGGGCGTCACCATGATTCGGCGGAGCATTTCGGGGTCTCGCAGGGCGTAGCGCACTCTCACGACATCTCTCCAGCGGCGCGGTTCGTCTATCGCTGTAGATAGTAGAACACAGAAGTGGATGGTGCGTCTACAGATCCGCACGAATGCGTGCTTGCACCGGTCCGCCACCAGGATCGATACTGATTTTCGTAGACGACTCGTCTACGACTGGAGATGCAGGGGGGCACCGGATAGCCACAACGGCGCGCGGTTCGCTCGCCAGCACGAGACACCGGTACGCACGTCGCAGAGAGAGGCCCGATGAAGGCACAGGACCGCAGCACCAGCCCAGGCGATGAGGCGGCTGTACCTGAGCACCTCACGCGCGACCTGGATCGAGACGACCTGTCACGCCTAGTCCGCGACGCCAACGCCGCCGGCACATCGTTCGCAGTGATGGAGAAGCGAGCCCGAAACGCTGGCTACCTGCTGAGCAAATCCCAGTTCAACAAGTTCGCACTGAACACCGTGAAGTCCGCTCCCAGCGAGGCCGAGCTCATGGCCATCTCAGCCGGGATCGAGAAACCATCGCGATTGGTGAAACGCGCCGCTGCGCGACAGTATCTCAATTTCGAAGGCAGCGAACTATCAGGATTCAGTGACGAGATCCGCTTGATCGTTGCGCACCTGGCGGGAATGCAGCCGGAAGATCAGCGGCGCTGGCGCGCAATGATCGAGGCGGATGAACGCGCCCGCCTCGAAAAACAGCATCAAGCCGAAACAGAGTAAAGCTGACTCCATGGCAGCTGGGGGGCGCATGATCAAATTTAGACTTGGGCGCACCGAAGACGACGCTCCAATCGTCGTCAAGGCACACCGCAAGGGCGCCCACTTCATTCTCCACGAGGGTTTGTTCAGCGAAGAGCAAGTAGCAGCACTGAACACCGGGACGGCTTCATGGCTTTCTATAGTTGACGCTTGGCAGCTATGGAAAGGAGAAATCGTAGACCTTAGCGAGGTCGGCCCTGAACCCGAATTGAGAAAAAGAGAGTCCGTACAGTAATAGCCATTTGGGGGGAACCATATGGCATGGACCGAAGAGTTGGTGAAAGGAATTAGGGGAAGGTATCGCGACGCATCGGGAAACAAATGTTCGGTGCTTGACGAATACGGAAATCCCCGCCTGTTCCGCACCAAGACAGAGGCGCTCAAGGCTGCTCGCGACATTGAGTCCGACATCCGTAAGGGACGACATCGTGACCCTAAGAGCGGCCTGGAAACCTTCGCCGACTACGTGAACCGTTGGTATGAGGCGCTGGAACTCGCTCCATCTACAATGCAGAACTACAAGAATCACATCGAGCATCACCTCCTGCCGTACTTCGGCGACATGATGCTCAAGGAGATCACAAAGACCCACGTACAGATGTGGGAAGCCGCCGAAAAAGCTGCGGGCTATACCACCAGCATCAGTACCTGGCGAGGAACTCTCCACGTCATCCTGGGCGACGCCGCAGATGAGGGTTTGATACCTACAAACCCTGCGGCCAGACGTCGGAACCGCGGTCGTCGATCGGGCTCGTCGCGTAAGCGGGCGCCGGAGAAAGCGATCACCACTGCGCTCGGAGCGCTCCTCGTCGCCGAACGCGCGTCCTTGCTGTCGGGCCGGGACGATGAGTTCGTCCTGATCGTCACAGACACGTACACCGGGAACCGGTGGGGCGAACTCGTCGGCCTGGAGGCGAAGTACGTCCGAACGAGCACCATCCGCGTCGAGCACCAGTTGTACGAGCTGGACAGCGGCGAGTTCGTAGAGGGGCCGCCCAAGGAAGACTCCTTCCGCACCCTGGACACACCCCCCTGGCACTCACGACTGCTGAAACAGTTCATACGCGAGAATCCGAAGCCCCCCTGCCTATGCCACGGCAAGGTGTATGTCTTCTCTGGCTATGGAGCGGCCAACGGCAAGGGCGGCAAGCCCGGAGTGACACTCAAGGAGGTGGCTGCCCGCGCCGGCGTTTCGACGGGCACGGTGTCCAACGTCCTCAACCGCCCCGAGCGGGTCTCGGAAACCACCCGTGAGCGGGTGCTGGCAGCCATCACGGACTTGGACTACACACGCAACGTCCCATCGTCGGAACACGCCCCTCACTACCGACGCAGCGGATTCGCCCAGTGGCTCTTCCAACCGGCGGCCACGGGTTGGTATCCGGAAAAGGCGCCGGCCCCCAGGCACCTGGTGCCCGTGCTGGCGGACCCCTGGCCTGGAGTACCCGCACGGGGCCGCGGAGCCGCCGAGCGCGCGGACGCGTGCTGGACGCCCATCGCCCCGGGTTTGACGCCACATGGCCTACGCCATCTCGACAAGGCGATCATGGAGGACCTCGGGACCCCTTCGAAGCTAATGGATGAACGCATGGGGCATTTCGACGGCTCCGTACAAGCCCGGTACTCACACGTCACGCCCGGGATGCGGAAGCGGCTGATGGAAGGGTTCACCCAGGTGTGGGAAGCCTCGCTGGATGCCCGCTTGGCCATGGCCCCGAGGTCACCGGTCAAGATCCTGGACCGGCTGCTGCTGGAGCGCGCCGCCAACGTCACGGTCCTGCCCCAGCCCGTCAAGATCGGAGCATGATCATGAACCTGCCCCAGATCTGCCCCAGATTCACGCCCCAGATCTCGAACTATCTGCCAGAAAGGGCCTGTGACCTGTATGGTAAGCGTCGCGAACGCAGAATCCCTCCTGGTAGCTCTCTTCCTTCGGGACGAAGAGGTCGTGGGTTCAAATCCCGCCACCCCGACAGTGTTTGACCAGGTCAGGCCTGGTGCTGAGAGATCAGCACCAGGCCTGGTTTGTTTTGCGGGGGGGGGTGTGTTCTGGGTGTGGTTTCGACAGCGGGATGTGGGTGGTCCGCTCTGTCGGGGAGCACGTGCGGCCTCGGGAGCGTCGTCGCTGAGCGGGGTTGGGTGGGGGGCTGGGGTCGAGGTTGCTCCGCCGGTTCTGGCCGTCTTCGGTTGCGGTGTCGCGGGAGGCGCTGCCGAGGTGTATTCGCAGCGGGTGCGTGACGTTCTGTCGGCGGTGCTTCGGTTGGTCTGCGCAGTGGAGTTCGGTGACGGGGATCCGCGGTGGCTTCCGTATACGGCGAGTGCTTCACATGTGGGCCGGAGGTCTACGGGGGGCGTGTGGGGATCGTAGGCCCGTGGCGGGTGACGAGGCGTGCGTCTACTCCACGGTCGCGGTGTATTACGCGTAACTGCGGATGCCGCCGATTGGGAGGTGTGGAGGGCCCGGGTCCCGTCCCCACACGGTGTCCGGGCCCTCCACGATCAGGGGGTTATGCAGGTGGC